CAGTCGGGGTACGCTATCGCACCATAAGATCGTTGCTCGCTGTTGGGATAACGGCCAACGAGGTTGTGCAGATCGGCGTAGCAACAGATCGTGAAAATGCGCGCGTCGGGCCTCGGATCGAGTAGCCAGCACTCAGCAAAGCTACCGTCGTCGGATCGTCCACGGCCGTACTGTTCCTCAAGACACCACTGCACCCAACGGCTCCCGTGCTGCTCAAGATAGGTGCTCGTCCAAAGTCCGCCGCCCGCGGGCTTTGGTTTGGGGAAATCCCCATTTTTGACAGGCTGTAGAAGCTCAGCATCAAGAGGGAGCAGCGATGCGATCCAGAGCTGTTGGCTCACAGCGCCCCGTCTACGGCGTCACCCGACGCGCGACCCACCGGAGCACGTACACCGCTATCTGACCCCACGCTCTCAGGCCCATCACTCGATTCTGACAGGCGGTGCAGGCACCGCAGACGAGATTCAGCGAGACGCCAGCGCGCGCTCGGGTTATGAGCCCTGCGCGTCCTCAGCCACCGGGCCTTACGCAGTTCTGACCTTGAAACACTGCTGCCCCCACCCCGAGGAGTGGTTGGCGTGGAGCTGGGCACAACGCCGGCGCCTCGCTCAATCTCGTCTATGCCCTGGGCGGGACTCGAACCCGCAAGAACGCCGATTTTAAGTCGGCAGCGTCTACCAATTCCGCCACCAGGGCGCGTCACTTCTTCCTCCCCCGCCGGCCACCGTGCGACTTGCGCGGGTTCGTAGAACCGGGCTCGCGGAACGCGCGCCGGAACTCCGGTCTGATCCGCGCATAGTCAGCTCGGCGCTCCGCGAGCGCTCGACCAGCACGCTTCGATGCTCGCTTGCTCACGCCGGCGTCCAGTTGATCGAGTACGGCTCCCGCGTGTACGTGCCCGTCTCGAACCTGCCAAGCCTGCACCCGATCTGCAACACGAGCGCCATCTCGCGGTGCAGTTCCGAGAGCTCGGTACGTCCCTCGGTCGTGTCCTCAGCCTCGACGCCGAGGATGTGCCGCATGTCGCCGAACACGTCCCCGTTGCCGTAGGGTCGCTTCGGGTCGACGGCGGGCGCTCCGAACTCGATCCCCGCCTCGAAACGGAAGTGCATCCGTTTGAGCAGCAGCAAGTGATCGTCGGTGATCGTGAACCTGTTCGGGCTCGGCTGCTTGAGTTCGTGCGGCCACGCCATCAGTCGCCGCCCTCCTGCGGCCCGTTGCAGCCCCGCTCCCGGCTTCCGCTAGGCGCAGGCGGGGCAGCGTCAGGGTCAGACGGCAGAACGCCCCCAGGCGCGTCATAGCGCTCTTGCAGCTCGCGGCAGATATCGGGCCACGCCGTCCACAGCAGGCGCGCGTTGCCCGTGTCGGCCTTGCGCAGCGCCGCCATGATGAGCGCAGCGAACGGCGGATCGCCACGCTCGATCGCCTTCGATACCTCGTAGTCGTACCGGCTCATGCCGCCACCACCGCGGGCGCCACCGGCATCTCATCCCACGTCCGGCCCGATAGCAGCCGTCCGCCGGCCTTCGGCGTGCGCCCACCCCACTGCTTGAAGAAGAACGCTGTGTGCGAGTTCCGTGCGACCTCGTGAAGGCGATGCACCCACTCCTCGTCCATCCGGCGATGCTCAGGCCCGCTCTCGCCACCCACGATCAGCCAGTCGATGTTCCAGAGGTCAAGCTGCTCGCCGAGATAGCCGTCATCCCAGCCCACGCCGGAGGGCAGCTCGGGCACGAGCGGTCCCAGCAGCGGCTCAGCGCTGATGAAGCGCACGGCCGCCGGCGTGCCTCGCAGATCGTCAGCGCGCCCGACGTACCGGCGGTTCTCGATGCTCGTGCCCAGCCACACGTTCGGGAACGGCACCGGCACCCCTCCGTTGATCCGGCGGAAGCTCTCGTAGATGCGCGGCACGACCTCGGCCATCCTCTCCGGGCGCTTCGTGAGCACCTGGAACGTGTGGCGATGCGCGAGATACATGATCCAGAACACCCGCTCGATGAACGCCTCGGGCACGAGCTCGTGGAACAGGTCGCTCATCGAGTTCACGAACACCATGCGCGGCCTCGTCCATTTCAGCGGCTGGTCAAGACGCTCGGGGCGCAGCACGACGTTCTCCGCCGCGTTCTCCGGCGTCCACGGCAGGCCCGGGTAGCCCGGCTTGCCCGCGAACCGGTTCAGCGCCAGCGTCTCCGCGTAACAGTGGGCGCAGCCCGGCGACACCTTGGAGCAGCCCGTGACCGGGTTCCACGTCGCGTCGGTCCACTCGATCCGGCTCTTATCGCCCACGAGTGCCCTCCCGCCCCAAGATGAAGCCCGTCAACAGCATCGTCACTAGCGCCGACTCCCACGCGCCCTCTCGCTCGTCAGGCCGAGCCTGCCCGTGAGCGTCCGCAAGCATCATCGTGTGAGCAGTGAACGTGATCGCCTCCGCCGCGTCCAAGCCGAACGCTTGGAACATCGCCTCCATGCGCCGCGTCGGATCGACCAGCGTCGGGTCGCGCTGGAGCACCACCAACGTCTCAGCGACGCGCGCCCCGGCATCCTGGAAGCCCATCACGACCATGCCTCCACGCCGAAGAACACCAGGAAGCCGTAGCAGACCAGCGCGATCACCACGGCGGCCAGCAGCGCGCCAGCCCATCCCGCCGCCGTCGGCGGCCAAGGGTGCGGCGATCCCTGCGTGCGACGTTCGCGCGAGCGCTCGATCGCCAAACGCGACTCGCGGCGCCAGCGTTCCACAGACTGATGATCCTCCATCCTGCAAGGCTCCTTCGATTGGGGTCCGGGCATAATAACCCAAGCGGCGGCGCGCACCCACGCCCGCCGCACGCCGGCAGCCCGTCAGACCTCGGCGAGCTTGTACTTGCGGGATTTGCCCTGCGTCAACTGGCCGAGCCCGACCAGGCTGATCGCGTAGCGGTGCGTCGTGCTGCGGCTCATGCCGAGCGCGTCCGCGATATCCGCGATCCCCAGCTCCCGGCCGGTGTCGTCCCCGAACAGGTGCAGGATGCCCAGCCCCTTCTCCAGCGACCCCGAGTAGCGCGCGTCGCCCTTCGGCAACTCTCGCAGCTTGCGGAGCTTCACGGGCGCCATCACCAGGCCGCGCGCGAGCGGCGCCGCCCTCCTCACATGCTCGTGGACCGTCTGCCAGTCGCCCTTGCCGGCCGCCAGCAGCGCGTCCTCCAGCAGTTCGTATAGATCGAGGCGCGCGCGCTGCTTGCTGATCGGCACGAACGTGTTGTCCTTTGGCGTCTTCGGCATATCTTCTACTCCTTGGGTCGGTTGGGATGGATTGAAGCCCCGGCAAGATATCAAAGGCCCGGCTCGGATGGCCTGCCGGGATGCTCGGATCGTGAGGGGAGCCTAAAAGCCCTGCAAATCCGCATGTTTTGAGCGCATAGTGAGATCGCGGCGCCGACATGCGAAGATGCGCCGGCATCTATCCCAATCGAAAGGAGGCCAGCAATGGCCGCAGCACAAGCAGCCAAGACCAGCCGTGCCCGCAAGCCCAAGGCCAACGGCAACGGCGACGCGACGCCCGAGGAGATCGAGGCCAAGGTCGCAGCCGAACAGGAGCAGAAGCGCCTCGACGCGCTGAAAGACGACTCGCGCAAGGTCGGGCCGAACGGCGGGTCGATGAAGCGCGAGAGCAGCACCCCGAAAAAGCCGCGCGCCTCAGCGTTCCTCGCGGCGGAGAAGGTGCTACGCGACGCGACCGGCCCGATGAGCGTGGACGACATTCTCGCCGAGGTCAAGCGGCGCAAACTGTACACGTTCAGCGATGCGCCGACGCCACCAAAAACCCGGATGTACGTGCAGCTCCACGCCGGGATCGCTAAGGGCAAGACCGTCAAGGTGGGACGCGGCATGTTCGACCTCGCGGACCTCAACCCGAAGGGCGCGGAGAAGCGACCGAAGAAATGACGCGGCGCCGGGCTTGTCCGGCGCCAGCGCTATGCGAGCAGCAGCGACGCGCGCTACGGCGTCGCCTGTTCGCGGCGCTGCTCGCCGTCCCACCATCAGAGAGGCCGCCCCAGCTCGTGCGCTGGGCGCGGCCTCTAGCCGAATGTCCTAGCCGGATGTCGCATCTGCGCCCTGACGCTCACGCAAGCAGGCTGGATGGCCGATGCAAGCCCTAGATCAGATCCCAACCGAAAGGCTCCACTCACCATGACCATCCAAGAACTCACAGCCAGAATCGCCGAGGCTCGCGCCAAGGGCAGACTGCAAGACGAGGCGATGTATTCGGAGTGGCGCGATAAACAGCAGCTCGCCGAGGATCGCGTTGAGCACTCACGCTGCGAATGGGATCGGCTGGAGGCATAGATCAGCCGCGCGACCCCTCACAGACCGGGCGCGCGGTCATGCAGGACCCAACACAACATCCCAACCGAACGAAGGAGCCATCCCATGCAGACCGTCTACGACATACTCAGCGCCCTCGCCAGCGTCACGATCGTCAGCGGCGTCAGCGAGGACCGCGCCGCCGCGTGGATGACCGACAATAGCCCGATCAGCCTCGGCGACGCGCGCGTAGCGCTCAGCGTCACGCTGCCGGGCGACCGCGTCAGATGTGGAGCGATCCTCGTGGTCGCGCGCAAGGCCGATCCGGTCGAGGCCGTGGCCCTGCTCGGCGCCAGCATCGCGGCTGACCAGGAGTTCGATCACGACCGGGCGCTGACTCACTACCGCGGGCTGCTCGGCCGTCTCGAAGATCAGCAGGCCGCAGAGCGTCAGTGGCGGGAGCAGCACAACCTCGTGCCGGACCCCGAGCCGCACACGTTCCATCCCGAGTCGGCAACAGCCACGCTCGAGCGCCTGGATCACAAGATCGAGGACCTGTACACCGACGAAGACGTGCCAGAGCGGGAGGAGAGCGAATGAGTGCCGCCACCGAAGAGATCAGCCGTGCAATGTTCGAGGCCACCGAGGCTCTTGATCGGCTTGAGGAATTGCTGGACGAGACGAACGCTGACACCTTGGCTGCGGATCGCGGCCTTGTGCTCGATGTCGCTGCGCTGGGCGAATCCTTGAACAAAGCAAAGACAGCGCTTGCGCGCGCTCATGAAAGGTAGCCGGATGCCGAGGACGCTTGACGAACAGCACACGATGGTGCAGCACGCCATCGACTCGGCGCGCGATGCGTCGATGCTGCCCGACTATGTGGAGCGCCGCGACGCGACCCGGGCAGCGATGCACAACCAGCAGGTGCAGGCGCTCACCATGATCGCGCTGGAGCTGCGCGCGCTGCGCGTCGCCGTGGAGAGCGTGACTGGCTCTCCGAGGTACCGCTGATGAGCGAAGGCCGCATCATCGAGCGCACCAGCGACGACTACACCTTTCGCTACTACGAGTCGGCGGCGGGGATAGGCTACACGCACTTCGAATGCGAGCGTCGTTTGGTGGCGGCAAAGAACGCGATGGAGCGGTGGTTCTCGCGGGCGCTCAGGACGCGCACGACGTCGGGTGACGCGGAGCAGGATCAGTACGAGCTTCAGCAACTGCGATGGGTGGCCGACGAGATTACCGAGTACGCCGAGGTCATTCAGCGTGAGCTTGACCGACTCGAAGGCGTTGATCGTAAGGCCGAGCGGGTCAAGGCGCTGCGCTCCGTCGAGGGACGCACACCGGAGGAGGCCGCCGCGTTCTTGGCGAAGGCCGCTCAGCTAGAGAGCGAGGCATGGCAGGTTCGGCACGCTGAAGGAGGCCGTCGCGCACGTCAAGAGCATGGAAGCGGACGCGGAGGGCGGCTTCGATGATCCGGGAGCTGGACGACGACGAGCTGGAGGACTTGCCGATCTGAGCCGCGTCGTTAACGGGCGCGCGCTGCACCCGAGAGGCCCGCCTGCTTCGGCTCGCGGGCCTCTCGCGCGTCCTGGGCCGGTCTGCGGCCTTCCGATGCGCCGCCCTATGCCCGGGCAGCCCCGACGCGGCGGAGGCCCTTAGATCGCCCCTGACGCGCCGTAGGCCGGGGATCGCTGGTGCGCGGCCGGGCGCCGGGCTCCCCCGTTCGCCGCGTTGAAGGTGTCCACGCGCATCGAACCGTCATCCTCCGCGGTGCTCGGCAGGCTGGTGTCCGCCATATACATCTGTGGGCCGTTGGCCTTGGCGTACTCGTGGACGCGCTCCAAGCCAGCTTGCTTGCCCTTCGCCTCAGCCACATAGAGCTGCGTCGCCGGCAGGTCAGCTATCGCCCGCCTCATGCTCCGCGTGGCGAGACGGATGATCGCGCGCGTGCACTCCTGCGAGCGCGCCACAGCGAAGTCCGCCGGCGTCAGCCCATACTCGCGCACCAGCCAACCGTGCTTCCCCCACGCCCGCCGGTCGACCACACGCCACGACAGCCACTTCTTCGAGAACGGGTCGTAGGTCTTGACCGTGCCGTAACGGTAGCCCGAGCCGATCGAGGACGAGTCCACCGACCGCCACGGGAAGCGACGGATCAGATCCCACTTCGTCATCCCGAACCCGTGCAAGACCGCGCGGCCCTCCGCGAGCGTGAAGCACCTATCGAGCCAGCCGATCAGCTTCGCGCCCCGGCTGACGCTGCCGGACGCCATCCCGCCGAGCGCCACGTACTCGTACTGCTCGACCATCCCTTCGAGCACCTTCCAAGGCTCGCCGCCGTGGAACACCGGGATCGGAGTCAGACCCCGCCGTTCGAGCGCCTTCTGATTACGCGCCGTCGCTTTGTGATCGTCCAGCACATCGAGGTTGGCGTAGTGCGGGAACAGGGTCGCCCACTGCTCCAACCAGCCGGCGTACTCCTTGACCGTGACCGTCGCGCCGAGCGTGTGCGCGCTGAACGCGCCCGAGTCAGCGAACAGCGGCGGCGCCGGCTCGAGCGGATCGAGCAGCCCCGCCATGTCCACGCGCCGACAGTAGTGATAGCTGAACAGGAACCCCAGCAGCGGGGGGTCACTCGGGGAGCGCGTCAAGAAGCGCCTCGATCTTCTCGTGGTCCTGCTCGCCGTCGAAGCGCAACATCGCCTCGTCCCACCGCTCCTTCAATTCCGGTGGCAGCTTGAACGTGACGCGCGGCCAGAAATCCTCCGGGACAGGGTCTTGGCCCGGCACGGGATCGGGCTCAGCGACCGCCTGTAGCAGATCGTCCAGGAGTCCTTGCAAGCTCTCGCCGTCCACCTCCAGCTCCTCGATCAGCCGCGCCAAGCTCTCCGCGTCCGCGACCGCGAGTTCCGCGAGCGGGTCGAGCGTCGCCAACACCAGCCGCTCCTCATCCTCAGACAACTCGACGTATCCGACAGGGATAGCCGGCTCGTCGTTGTCGAGCGCGATCCCGAGACGCAAGTGCCCGTCGACCAGGTTGCCAGTCGTCTTGTTCACGATCACGTCCTGCACCCATCCGATCTCGGTGAGCACGTCCGCCAGCGCCGCGCGCTGGTGCGAGGGATGCTGCCGCCAGTTCGCGGGGTTCGGCACGAGCGTCTTGGGATCGACGTCGGCGTGCTCCACGATCCGCGACTCGAATTTGCTCTCCGTCTCGCTCATGAGGGTCGCTCCCCCAGACGCCAGCCCGTAACGTAGCGCTGCTCTATGCGCGGATTCTGCGCACCACGTTCCTCGTCGTACACGTAGGAACGCCGCTCCTCTTTCAGTCCTCGCACTCGGTCAGCCGCTTCGACGCATTCGCGCATCACGTCGATTTTTGCTTCGCGGTAACGACGATTCATCTTCTCCCAAGACGTATCCGCGATCTGGCTCTTTGCGTGGCGTGCTTTCGCCGCCGCCTCGTCACCACTATTGCCAATCCCGTGCTCAAGATCAAGCAGGACTATCGGGGGTTCGCTCATCGGACTCCCATCAGCGCCAGCGCCTCGCCGCGCGCTCGCGGATCGTCCTTCATCGCGCCGCGCAACACGCTCGTGACGGTCACGCAGCCCGGCTTGCGGACCCCGCGCCGCTCCATGCACATATGCCGCGCCTCGATCACGACCGCCACCCCCTTGTTCGGCAGGTGCTCCACGATCGCGTCCGCTATCTCCATCCCCAACCGCTCCTGAGTCTGCAACCGCAACGCGAACACGTCCACCAGCCGCGCGAGCTTCGACAAGCCCACGATCTTCCCGTCAGCGATGTACGCGACGTGCGCGATCCCCGTTATGTCCTCCAGGTGGTGCTCACACGTCGAGTAGAGCGGAATGTCCTTGACGACCACCATCTCGTCGTAGCCGCAACCGTCGAACGTCTTGAAGTGCTCCGCCGGGTCCATCCGGTAGCCCGCGGTGCGTTCCGACCACGCCTGTGCAGCACGCCCCGGCGTCTCCGCCAGATCCGGCCGGCCAGCGTGCTCGCCCTCAGCCCAGATCAGCAGCCGCTCAAACGCCTCGCGCACGTACTCGGGAATGTCAGACACCGCGCACCGTCCCCCACGCAATCACATGCAACTGGGGCAGCACCCGCACGTAGCTCATCAACGGGTCCGCCGCGACACGCTCACACAGCCAACGGTACCGCTCGCAAATCTCGCGCTTCACGTCCTCGTCGCTCGCCGCGATATCCGTCAGCGACGGTACCGGCGTGCCCGCACTCACGAAGCACGGCAGGTCCGCGTGTTTCACGTGAAACGCTCGCGCCCACTCATAGTCCGTCTCATCGAACACCACGATCTTCAACGCCGCTTTCGGCTCCTCGAACGCGCCAGTGAACTTGGGCTCTTCTTCGACGTGCTCGATGAAGTCCCGCGTCTCCTGCTCGTGCTCGAAGCTGACCATGCCGCTCGACGGGGGCTTCGGACTGATGACGAGCTGGTCGACCATCGTCAACCACTCCTTCCAGCGCGAACCCTGTGTCTCCACGCTCACCGTCATGCCCTTCTCATGCAGAGCTTCGACCAGCGGTCCCAGCTCGTGCAGCGCCGGGTTACCCCCGCTGAGAATGACCCTCGGCGCGCTCGGCAAACGCTCAACGATCTCCTGAACCGTCAGGCGCTCTGCCTTGCGGACCTCATGCGGGAGCACGGCTTGCAATGTGTCGCACCATGAACAGTGCTGATAGTCACAACCCCCAAGTCTCACAAAGCAAACAGGCAAGCCAGCCTCCGGTCCCTCACCTTGGATGGTCAGGTAGGGCCAAAGACTTCGACCACCGGGAAGGTGCGAGGCTTAGACCCTTGTGCTGGCATCACCCCCTCGCGCATCAGACGACGTCCGCGTAGCTGATGTTCTGCGCGCTGCCGATGCCCGACTGCTCGGTCACGCGCGCACCGTGACGCTGCTCGTCGCCGTCTCATACACCGTGACGGCCGTGAGCACATCCCCGAGCCAGTGGCCTAGCGAGCGCAGGATCCACGCCGCGATGTTCTCCGCGGTCGTCGGGCCGATGTCGGGACCGATCGTCTCGTTCAAGTTCTGATGGTCCAGCAACGGCTCGATCTGCTTCCACGCCTCCTTGACCTTCGAGAAGTCCGTGACCATGCCCTCTTCGGGACCGCTGCCCGCCTCCTGAACCTCGCCTTCGAGCTCCACGACAACGCGGTAGCTGTGCCCGTGCGGGCGGGCGCACTTGCCGTCATGGTTCGGGAGGACGTGCGCCGCCTCGAACCTGAACTCCTTCGTCAGCGTGGCTCTCATGGGCGGAATCCGCGCGTGCGTCCTGTCCGCTCAAACAGACGGGCGGCCCGCCGAGCACCCCAGCGGGTGAAGTGCCAGGTGCACCAGCCGCTCGACCTGCCGAGAGTTTCACGGCGCACCACAACCCAGGGACCCTCTCGTTTTGGCAGCACCCATGCGCGACCGTACCGCTGCATGTCCGAGAACGGCCGCGCGTTCTGAAACTGGACGCTCATGCGACCTGATCCAGATACATCGCGGGGTCCTTTATGCCGTTCTCCTCGAAGCCCTTGAGCCGCAGCAGGCACGAGTCGCACCGGCCGCAAACGCGCATGTCGCGCCACACCCTTTCGCCCGTAGGCGAATTTTGCACATTCAACGGTCCCGGCTGCGGGTCGTAGCACGAGTGCGTGTGCGCATAGTCGACGCCGAGCGCCAGGCCCCGCTCGATGATCTGCGCCTTCGTCTGCTCGATCAGCGGCGCGACGATCACGGGCGCCTGCACGGTCACAGCGCGCTTCGTGGCGACCGCCGCGACCTCGTTCATCGCGTCGATGAAGGCCGGACGGCAGTCGGGATAACCCGAGTAGTCGAGCGCGTTCACGCCGACGTAGACGTGGTCGGCCTCGACCAGCTCCGCATACGCCAGCGCGTAGGACAGCAGGATCAGGTTCCGGCCCGGCACGTAGGTCACGGGAACGTCTTTGCTTGCCAGCACGTCCTCCGCCGACTCGCTCTTGGGCACGTCGATCTGATCGGTCAGCGCGGACCCGCCGAACTGCCGCAAGTCGAGAGTGACGATCTTGTGCGGATACTCGCGGGCCTGCCAGCGCGCACAGTCAAGCTCGGTGCTGTGCCGCTGGCCGTAGCTGAACGACAGCGGGTACGGGTCGAACCCGTCAGCCTTGACGATGGCGAGCACGGTGGCCGAATCGAGGCCACCTGAGAGAAGAACGACGGCGCGAGACATGGGATGGCTGCTCCTTTGACGGGGTTGGGGGGGAGTCTACCGGCGGGGGAGGCGGGACAATAACCACGAGGCCGCCCTGCCCGACTCCCACACCGTCAGGGCAACCGTCGAATGCGGCGCGGAGCTTCCTCCAGATCACCGTTGTCATACGGCGGCTGTTCGCACTCCCACCGTCTGATCCGTTCTTCGCGCTGTCGCTGTTCTTCATCCTCGTCGCCCTTCTTGGCGGCGCCGCCAAGGGCCGCTGTGAACAGCGTAGCCCCGGCGACGCCCGCTGCAAGAAGCACAACGAGCCAGGGAGGATGGCTCATCCCGCGCAGATAGCATCCCACTCCGGCGTGCCCGCAATCGCGAGCACCTGACCACCGACCGTTTCCAACTCGGTCGCCCGGTCATAGCTCTCCACGTCCTGCGACGCCCTGGTGATCGCGTTCAGCACCCCATAGGCCGACAGGTCGCTGCCCTGAATCAAGTGCTTCAGGACGCTCTCGCTCTCATCGTCCGCGAGCGTGAACCGCTTGCCCAGCCGCTCGAGCGCTTCGACGGGCTTCTCGATCCGCTGCCCGTCCGCCGCGTCACGGAGCTGCGCGACGATCTGCTCGAACTGCGCCTCGTCCACCGCGGCCTTGACGACGTCCGCGAGCTTCGAGAAGAACGCCGCGTCGTCCAGCGCCAACGTCTCGTCGCGGAACACGCGGTTGGCCTCGTCGCTGTCCACCTGCCGGCCGACGTGGTAGTGGCGGGTGGCCTGCGCAACGATCATCCCGTTCAGGCACACCAGCCGGTAGATCATCGGCTGCACGCTCAGGCTGCCATGACCGACCTCGCTGTTGCGGATCATCACGCCGGCCTGCACGACGTCGCCGCGCTTGACCTCGCCTTCGACCCGAGGCGCGACGGCCTTCAGGTAGAACCGCGTGTCGGTGAGCGCCGTGCTCTCGATCCGCACGTCAGGAATCTCTCCCAGGATCGGAAGGATGTGCTCCGCCAGTTCGTCGTTGTCGCGGCGCCGGTAACGATCGGACAGGAACGCCCTGACCGAACCCGGGTCGCCGTCGAACGTGCGGATCATCCTGCGCTCGGGCGCCTGCCTGAACAGGGTGTTGACGTTCGTGTCGAGCAGCCGCCGCAAGTCCATGTCGGCTTCGCTCTCCAACGCGGCGGGCTGCCTCAGCCGGTCGTAGAACTTCGCGGGGATGCCCAGCCGCTCCCCGATCTGCCGGTGCGCGATCTGCGACACCGCGTACTCCTGAGAGGAACCGCCGACGGCCTGTGCGGGGCCGGTTGAGACGCCGGTCGGCATCGCCAGCTCCGAACCGTTCAGCATCGTCAGCTCGCGAGTGTCGATGACGTAGTCCTGCTTGAGCTTGCTCTGGCGCTGAATCTCAGCGGCCATCTGCTCCAATGTGAGCCCTTGCTTCATGGTGCGTCCTTTCGGTTGGGATCAACAGCAAGGCGCATAATAACCCACGGGGCGGCAGGACCGCACGCCAGCACAAGCCGCAATATGCGGCCATCTAAGCCCTACAGCAGCCCGGACGGGCCAGGACTAGGGCGCAGTCGTCTTAGCCGGCCAGCGCGCCCGCCTGAACGCCCTGACGCGATCCTCGCCGTAACGGTGCGGCAGATTCCAGCCCTTCTTGCGATAGACCGCGATGTAGGTCGTCGGCGGGCAGTTGGTCGACCAGCCCGCACGCCGCGCGATCTCCCTCGTCTCGACGCCCTCAGCCCACAAGCGCTCCACGAGCTCTCGCACCGTCTCGCGCTTGCGGGCCATGCGACCGATAATAACCCTGAGAGGGGCAGACCGTTACGCGACGAGCGCGAGCTGATCCACGTCGACCTGCACGCCGACCGTCTGCTGCTCCAGCACGCGGACCTCGATCTCGATGCGCGCGGGATCGTCACCCTCGGCGTACCACTTCGACGGCTCGCCGCCCACGACCTGACTGTCATCGGCGTAGATCACACCGCTCAGCGCGTCCAGGACGCGACGCTCCAGCTTGTCCTTGTCGGGCTTCGTGATCGGGCGGGCCGGTGCCGAATCCTTCAGCAGCCCGGCATTGCGGCCGGTGCCATAGTGACCCTTCGGCCGCTGCGTGTAGAAGCGCGTCCAGACCTCCACGGCGATGCCGCGCAGCAGTTCCCAGCCGGCGGCCTCGCGCGCCACCAGCGCCTCAGCCGCGACCGCTTCCTCTGCCCTGTAGCCCTCGCGCCCCTTGCTGTCGTGACTGATGACCACCGGGCGGCCATGCTTGTAGACGATCTGCCCGTTGCCATAGGTGGCGACGCGCGAGACAGTAGAGCCCTTGCCAATAGGCTCGCCCAACACAGTGAATGTCAGAGTGGTGGAATCCATGACGTACAGGAATACCTACCCTGCCGGTCGGATAACGTCACACGGGGGCTGCGTGCTTCGCGTCCTCCATGAATTTCTTGAACAACTCGGGTAGCTCCCAACCCTCGGGACGCCGCTTGATATAGCGTTCCAGCGTCCCAGTCTCGCGGAACAGCAGCTCCCACGAGTCGTAGACCTCCCACTTGCCGTTCTTCATCTGCTTGCGGTTGGGCTGGTAGGCGATGCCGGCGATGCCCGCCGCGCAGTTGCCGGTCCCGAAGTCGCTCCACAACGTCAGCGCGTGCCAGAAACGATCCGGGGTCCACTTCGCCTTCGCGTGCCCGGTCAGTTCCCGCCAGTAGTCGAACAGCGCCTGCAGCGTCGGCCAAGCCTTGTGCTCGCGCGCCTCGCGTGCCTTGTCGCGCCGCAACTCCGCCAGCTCCCGCGACTGCGACCGGAACTTGCGCAGCAGCTCGTCGTATTCATCGTCTTTGGCTTGGCAGTTGGGGCACGCGAACTCGCTGACCTCGCCGTTCTGATCGACCAGCCGTAGGTGATCGGTCCTGACCTTCGCGGGTTTGTGCTTGTGCGCGCGGCGCGGCGCGGCGCTGGTGCTGCGGCGGGCGCTCATGGCACCTTCCGGCCCATGTACGGTTTGTTCGGCTGGAGCACCATCTTCCCGTGCTCGGGGCACTTCGGCGCCGGATCGTCCGCGCCAACGAAGATGCGGCGCGGCGGGTTGCAGTCCTTGTGCCCGCACACGAACGCGCGGCGAACTCGCTTCATAGCAGTCTCCCGTCGTCGGGGTAGTAGCGGTCGAGATAGGCCGCCATCTGAGGGGTCATGGTCAGGGTGACTTCGGCGTGCCGGCAGATCGAGCGGGGGAACCGCTTCGCGGCCGACGTGTGCGCGCTGTGGCACGGCGACGCGACCGCCACGACCGCATCGGGGTTGTCCACAAGCTCGGGGAAGCGTTGCTGCTGCCAAATGTGGTGCCATTCGGTCGCGCGGCGCCCGCACCCGCACACGCAAAGCCCGTCCGAGCGGGCGAGCGCGATGCTGGCGCTCTCCTCACTCAGACGGGGCTTCTGCGCAACAGGCACGTCAGGCGGCCGGGACGCCCAGGTACACACGGCCGAAACCGCCCTCGGAGCCCAGGCGCTCCTTGACGGCCTTCATCACCTGCAACTCGACCTGATCCGGCCGGTCGAGCTTGTAGCCGACCTTCAGCGCGCCCTCGCGGACCCGGTAGCGCAACCGCGCGACCAGCTCCGCCGGCTCCTCGCCGTAGAACGGCGCGACCCTCAACCTGAACTCCGAGGGTATCTCGACGCGGCCTTTCTGCGTGGTCGCTTCGGCCTTCACGTCCTCGATGTACGAGAACCCGACCGCGCCGTTGTCCAACCGGCCTTCAGCGCGCCACGTCGCGTCCGTGCGACCCCGGATCGACTGCGCGATTTCCCACATGTCCGCGCTCGGCGGCTCGATGATCTCGAGCAGCCCGTCCTCGATATGCTCCGCAAAATCGAGCTGATCGAGGTACTGGCCATTCTTGCTCGTCCAGTGCTCCCACTCCGGGGTGCGGATCAGATCGCAGACCGCGCGGTGATCCCGCCAGCCCGCAGTCTCGCCGTCCGCGTCGTTGAATACCACGACGACACGGGCTTTGAGCTGATCGATCCACACCGTCGTGATCGTCTCGGCCGCGTGCTGCTTGCCGTAGTCGATCAGCGACGGGATATCCGCCAGCGTGTACGACCCGATCGTGCGGCGCGGCGTATCCTCAAACACGCTCGGATCCACGATCTCAGTGCGCCTGCCCTCCGGCAAGACGAACACGCCCGGCAAATCGCCCTTGCGGAGCGGAGTGGGCTCGGCGCTGTCGAGCGCCAGGTCGCGGATCGTCTCCGCTTCGGTCTTGGTGGGGAACTCACCCATTGGACGCCAACTCCTCTCCGCCGCCCTCGACCTGCTTCAGCGGGAACTCCGCCTGGCGCGGGTCTTGCCGGGACACGTTGCCGTCCTTGTCGGCGTAGAACATCGACGGTGCCGTGTCGTGCTCGGGCGCCACAGCCTTCGTGGTGTCGAACACCTGGATCATGCCGTCGCCCGCCGGCTTGATCTTCAGGTCGATCCGCAGCGAGCCCTGCTTGCCCGTCTCGAGCACCGCGGCGACGACCGCCGCGAGCTGCGTGGAGAGGTCGTCGTGCAACCCGCCCTTCCGCTGCTCGTGGAGGAACTGCGTGAACGGACGCGGCTCAGCCGCCGTGTCCTCGTTCTTCTTCATGGTCTGCTCCTTCGCTTGGGGATTGGGATGGTACGCCTGCCGATGACGGCAGCCGCCCTACGAGAACTCGTCTACGACCTCCGTGCGCGTTTTGCGCTTGAGGATCTGGCACTCCTGCTTCGGGACGACCATGAAGGCACCCTGCGCCAGCGCCTCGTCGCCGCTGGTGGCCTTCCTGATCGCCTCCTTGCGGGACGCGGCCTGCACCGACTTGGGCTCCCCCTGCTGGGTATGGCCGAGCAGCGGCACCCACGCTTCCGTGCCTTTCTCGCCCTCCTGCTCCGGGCTGAACAAGGCCAGCCGGAACACGACGTACTCGGGTTTGTTCTTGCGACGCGGCTTCGCGTCGCCTGCTGGTGCTGCCATCTGCCCCTCCTTCTTCGGTGTCATGTGTGTGCCTCCACGATCGCTTCGACCATCCGGCGCTCCGCCGTCAAGCTCTTGTTGCCGATCAACGGCCATTGCCGACCCGAAGGCGAGCGCAGCGCGCCGGGCTCACCGTCCTGCCGATGCCCGCACGCCGGGCATGGCGGCTCGGCGAAGGTCGTAGCCCGGTACTGCCAGCCCTCGGGTAGCTGCAAGCTCATCGGCGCTCCGGCTGGTCTTGGGTGTCGAGGAACGACGCGCGCTTGGACCACTCGATGAACTGCTCCAAGTCGCGCCGGTTTGCGGTGTGCCGCCAGATCGACTGCTGTGCAGCGTCGACCATGCCTTCCGCGAGGTTGCGCTTGAACTGCAACTCCGCCACGTGTTTGTCGCCGCGCGCCAGGTCGCGGGCGACCGTCGCGGGCTTCCCCGCCGCCTGCAACGTCGTGATCTCGCGCGCCAGCGCTTCGCGGTAGAGGCGTTCCGTTTCGGCGGCCTCGCGGTGGCGCTGCGCCAGCATCTTCTCCGCCTCGTGTTGCTGGTCGGCCTCGACTCGATGCACCGTCACCGCCGTGATGTAGTCCATAGGCTCCCGCGTGTCGCGCAGGCGCACACCCTGTTGACTCATGCTGCCTGGACCTCCTGCTCGTCATCGTTCCCGAAGTGATGGCAGCGCACCGGGCCGTCCTGCACCCGCACGAACGCCCGGCCACAATCGCCCCGGCACATCATCGGCAGCCGCAACGTCAACGTCGTCTCGGCACCGCAGGGACAGCTCACCGTGGGCGGATCGCCCGCCAGGTGCGAGTCGGGGACCACCTTTTCGAAGCTCTCCCACGTCGGCCGGCGCCTGATCGCGCGCGGCAACAGCGGCATGAACGACTCGCGGCGGGAGCGCTCGCGCTCGCGCTCTTTGCGGTCCAGGCGGTCAGCGATGGACGCCAGCATGTCTCTCTGCTCGATCAGCAGCTCGTCACGCTCACCTTGCTTCATGCTGCCGCCCTGATCTTCCGGTCGGCTTTCGCGGCGCTGTCGATCCGCGCCGCCCGCCGGTACACGTCCACGGCCCCCATGAAGTCCTCCGCGGTCGCCTGACCCGGCACGAGCTCCCAGCCACCGTCCCCATCCACCTGAAGGATCCACGCCGCGTCGCACGATCCGATCCCGCAGACCTCGCAGCAGTGCCCGTAGCCCGCGATCTGAACATGATGCTTGAGCGGGATGAATCCGCTCGTCTTGGCGTCCAGGAGCAGCATCGAGGGATTATCCTCGCCGACGATCTGAATTGCCCTGCACGGGCACGTAGGGCGCCCGCAGCGGGCTTGCAAGCGCCCGCGCCAGTCAAACCGACCGGCGATGCCCAGCTCGGCGTCCAGCACGACCTTCTCGGCCTGGAACGTCTCGGGCATGTGCTCCAACCAGAACGCCTCGACGCCGCGCGCGTAGCCCTGCTCATCCTCAGTCATCTCGTCATGTGCAGACACCGGCTTGCCGAGCGCCAGCTCGTACAGCGAATGCTTGTGCACGTTCGTCCCGCGCTCCGCCGCCTGGTCGCGTATGTCGTTGAACGTCAGCGAGTCGCGCTCGAGCGCCTTCCAGATCGTCTCGGCGTCGAGCAGCCACGTAAGCTCGTCGCGCAAGTTCAGGGTCGGGTCCTCGTCGCACATGTTGAGCGCGCAGTTCACGAGCTCCGCGATCCCGATGCCGTTGGTCTTGGCTGCCCAGCGCATCAGAGCGTCCGGCTGGAAGTCGAACGGTGACGCCGCGGTGCTCACGCCCGTCAGCCGGCCGACGCCCTTCCAGTCGCCCTCGGGGTCGCGCTTGCGCTTCGGCTCGACGCCCAACCAATAGCTGTGGTCACTGTCTCGGTACCAGCACTCGGACCCGTTGGGCATCGTGTGGCGCTCGAAGTCCAGCTCTGCGTAGCTCATGACTCGTCCAGGACCGCGGCGACGCGCCGCACGAGCTCGGTCATCACGGGCGGCGTCACAGCGTTGCCGTACTGCGCCATCCGCTCCCGCTTGTTGCCCACCACGACGTACTCTCCCTCGTGAGGATGGTCGACCATCACCATCGCCCCGGCGATCTCATGCAGCGCGAACATCCGGAAGCCGCAAGCGTCGATCTCGCTGTCCGTGAAAACCACCGCCGCGCGGTCCCTCGTCGTCAGCGTCGGCACCGCCTCCCGGTCGGTCAGGATCGTCTCGTTGCCGCGAGCGTAAGGCACAAGGATCGACTGATGGCCGCGCGTAGCGAGCGTCCTGACCGGCTCGTGATCGGGCGTACACATCTGTCCGTTTGCGCCGTCGTTGTTGCGCATGATGACCGCGTGGTGCTGACCGCGGGCTCGCACCGTATGAACGGGAGCCTCGCCGCTTTTCACGGTGCCGTGCTGCTGCATCTCGACCACGCCCAGCGTCTCGCCCGTGCAGACGGTCGGACTGGACGACTCCCCGGCAGGCTTTGGAACGCCGTGCATCCGGTTCGCCATCACGAGCGCCAAGCCCCCTTCGGTGCGGAGCGTCTGCGTTGGGGCCTCATCCACGGATCGCGGCACGTTGTTCTCGGTGTTCGCCATCACCAGCCCGGAGCGCGTTGTGGTCGTCTGCGTCGGGACCGGCTGAGTCGCGGCATCACGAGTATCCACGCCTCCCATCGGCGGCAAGACAAGGGCCTGCTCGAGCGTGCCGTGAACGGTCGCCAACGGCTGCTCGCCCGCATCCTTCGCTCGGTTGCCGGGCGTCCGCTCATACGTGTTGCCCGCCACCGGAGTGACCATCGCCATGTCGTGACGCTTTGTCAGGGTAACGACCGGCAGCGTCAACGGCTTTGGTACGCCGCCGTGCGTCAGCCGGATCGCAAACGGTTCGCTCGCCAGCCGTTCAAGGCCGCGCCGAATCCGCTCCCGCGTGTTCTTCGCCAGCGGCTTCGCTCGCTCGCCGATCAAGGGCGCGGGCAAGCCCCAGTCGATGATCGACGCTGCGGGGAAAGCACCGGGGATCACACTCCGATTGCACACCGGGCACCCGTAGAAGTATTGGATGCCGTAGCGACCCCACAAGGGACGATCAGGTCGCTTCCACACCTGCCGCCCATCCACCAGCTTCGAGCATGACGGGCACCACGATCGCGGCTCGAAACGCAGATCGGGCCTACGCATCCCTCTGAGCCAGAACACGACGTACATGCGGTCGCGCGACTGCGGCGTAGGCGGACAGAACATCGAGTTCAAGAACACGATCTCGCTCTCGTAGCCGAGCGCGCCGAGCGCCTGTCTCCATGCCGCGAACAGGCCGCCGTCGTCGTTGTGGCCCCACCGGAAAGCATCGACCACGTTCTCCACGATGATCGCCTTGTACGGTCGCCCCTTCTGGTGCTTCTGCTCGGCGAACCGGACCACGTCCCACATCGTCGCCCGGGAGCGTTCCTGCTCAGCATCGCCAGCAGGCCCATCCTCGAACAGCGACGCTGCCCGTGGCTTCCGGCGCTGCGATCCCTTCGCGAGCGAGTGGTTCGTACACTCGGGGCTCGCCATGAGGATGTCCGAGTCGGGGTAGCGCTTGATCTGCGCCGTGGTCAGGGACGCGACATCCTCACAGTCGTGGTCGGCGTGCTGGAAGTTGGTGGCGTGCGTCTCGATCGCGCGCTGCCAGTGGTTCAAGCCCAATCGGAGTTGCCCGCCGGCGAGCTCGAATCCAATGCTCGAGCCGCCAGCCCCGCAGAACAGGTCGGTAGCGGTGAAGCTCATGCCGTGCCAGCCCCAATCTGCAAGTACCGACGCTCGCTGACGATCGCCTCGACCGCCGCGGTGCAGCGCTCGCGCAGCTCGTCCGCCAGCACATCATCTTCCCGGTCGCGCTCGCTGTTGTGGCGGGACACGCGCCAGTAGACGTGCAGGTCGAGTTTCCCCGCGTCGTAGCCCATCAGCTCAGCTTGTGCTGGTCGGTCGCGGACGACGACTTGCACATCCCGTCGTGGCCCTCGGGAAGCTCACAGCACGGATCGTAGGTGTCGGTACCCGAGCCGACCATGATCCGGCCACACACCTCAATCCCGCTCGCCCCTCCTGGTCCGTGGCCTGACTGAGGAGAGGCAACGAGAGCATCGACAGCTAGGCCACAGACGCCCTCAACATCCCAGTCAGCACCGTCGTACACCGCAATCGCCTCCAGCGCCTCTCGTAGTGCACGCTCGCGTTTTTCGGCTTGAGCCAGTCCCGAGTGCTGCTCGTAGTAGTCGCGGGCAGCGCGCCAACCAGCGCGCCATGCTGGACGTTGCAACGATACGTTTGTGAACGGCGGCTCTAGACGGCTCATCGCCTCGCGCTCGCCGGGTGTCAGGAATCGGCTCATGACAGGAACTCCTTGACCTCGCCCCAGCGCTCGCTCGCAGCGTTCAAGACCTCGCGCTCAGCTTCCTGTTCGTCCACTTTCTCCTGCCACAGATCAGCGTCGCGGTGACGAGCGACGGTGTCCCGGATCAGGCCGACGAGGACGGTCGGCTCGAGCGCGTCAAGCTCCCACGACGAGCGGCCGAAGCGCTGGATGTAGCCGGCGGCGCGACTGTCGGAGAGCTTCGCGGGGTTCGGCGGCGGGTCGTACTGCTCGACCTGATCGTTGTTCAGCGCGATCCGTTCGACCGTGACCTCGTAGGGCTCCATGAACATCGCCAGGCGGTCCTCTATGTCCCTGGTCATGTCGATCCCGGAAGGGTCGTGGTCGCCCAAGTGAACGATGACCGCGCGCCGGCCGCCCTGCACCCGTTTGGCGAGGCGTTGCGCGGCGCCCCACACCTCCGACTGGCTGGTGTAGCCCCTGCACGAGAAGTACGGCACGTCCTCGCCAGGGCAGCACGACTGCAACACGCCGACCAGCGCGTCCTTCTCGATCCAGACCTCGACGTAGTTCTCCTGGTCCGCCCACTTGTCGAGCGCGAAGCTCTGCGCCGCAGACTCGATGATCGACGCGGGATCGGTCCAGTGCGACGGGCTGCGCACGTTGCGGGTGCGGTCCACGATGAAGTGCCAGTCCAGCAGGCCCGCCAAGCGCGCGTCGTTGACGATCGAGCCGAGCCGCTTGTACGACCGTTCGGTGTTCGGCATCAGATCGCGCGAGACGAACTGGTAGAACAACTGGCGCAGCGTCAGGTCGTAGCCCTGCGCCTGGTAGCTCTCACAGATCGCGTTCGCGTGGTCGATCACGCCCAGCGAGTCGTCGCTGAAGTTCCTGACGATGTAGGCCATGCGCGGGCTCATGCGTCCAGCGCCTCGGCCGCCTTCTTGGCGATCCAGTCAGCGAGTTTCGCGGCCTGCGCCGCGTTCAGCTTGCACAGCGCCTTCTCCGCGTCCGCCTTGGTCGAGCAGTCGCCAGCGTCGGCGCCGAGGACATGCGACGCGGCGAGTTGCAGCCGGTCGGTCACGCTCGCACGGTTCGCGGCGTCCCACAACTCCCCGGCCTTGACCTTCGTGATCTTCCGGGCCTGCGCGCCGCGCGCGGGCTGCGCGCCGTCGCCCTGCATCTGCCCGTCCTCGTCCTTATCAGGACTGAGGTTGAGTGCCGCGATCAGCGCGTACCGCCGCGCATAGCTGATCCCGCCGCCCTGGTCTTGCGGGCCGGCGCTCCCGGGCAGCATGAGCAACATCTGGCCCGCCCGCTTCTCTTTGCTCGGGACGTGCTCCAGCTCGTAGTCGAGCGCGGGCTTCCCGTCCGGGCTGATCGACGGCCACGCCGTCCACAGCAGTTTGAGCTCTGAGAGGAGCGGGCGCAGCGTCTCGTTCAGCTTCCCGAGCGTCGTGTAGCCGTACTTGTATTTGCCGCCCGTTTTCGTCGGCACGTCGGCCGTGGCGTCCTTTACGACCTTCGGCGCGCGCTCCTGGACGACAAGCAGCGCGTCACTAAGAGATTCCGGCTGTACTGCGGATTCCGACATGATGAGCCCTCCAGCGGTTGGGATAAGCCGCTAGGCATAATAACCGGGGGTCCGGCGGCAAAGCTGCGCAGCCCGCAATTTGCGCGGACAGCGCGAGCGCGCCCCCAAAGGGGGCGGCCCGTGCCGCCGCTTGGAGGCTTAGCCTCCCCGGGATCGCCAAATCCTCCCTCAACGTACACCGTGCCCCGGTCGCCCCCCGCTGACGGTCCTCATCCGTCCCGGCTGTGAAGGGGTCGCCGCCCGTCCGCCCATCCGTGGGTTTCCGCTGTCAGAGAGCGCCGGCCCCCGCTACTTGAAAGCTAGCTTTCGAGTAGTTTTCGAGTATCAGACCCCCCTTAAAGGAAGGAGCGCGTCAGCGCTCCGCCCGTTCTCCCGGCGCTGCCGGTCGGCCTCGATCCGAGCTGGAGGCTTCGGAGCGCCGGCTGGCATCCAAGGCCACGAGAAGCTGCTGCGCTGCCGTCGAAGTCCACCCGAGACGCGTCTCGGGCCAGGGTTCTGTTTCAGGCCGCTAGAGCGAACGCCCGTCGGCTGTCGGCCGCGACCGCTTCGCTCGACAGCGCAGCGCCCGTCACGCTACGGGACGCCCCGGACACAACACGACCCGCCGGAGCGGGCCATGTGACGATCAACGGATGGCGCAGAGTCCGCACCGCAGGTATCCCAACCGAAGGCTGTGGCTCCCGCGCCAGCGCTGCGACGATTGGCAGCAGCCTAGCAACCCGGCCGGCAGTAAAAGCGAGCCCGTCGCCACAGGGGGAGTGACGACGGGCTCAGAGGGGAGGAGGGTACTTCGGTCCGGCGGGAGTCTACACGGCGCGCTGGTCGGCGTCGTGCTCGAACTCGGCCTCGGCCTTCTCCGCCGCTGCCTTGTCGCTGCCCGTGACCTGTTCCCACTGGCCGCCCGGCGACCGGACGCTCATGTAGCCCGCCGCCGCGACCTGGAACTCCCCGACGTTCGGCAGGCCGGGGATCGTCTGCCACTGCGTCGTGTCCTCGGTGAAGCAGCACGCCGTCCTGGTCTGCTCCTGCCCCCACCACTTCGGGTACGCGAAGTCGCTGATCTGCGCCTCCGGTACTCCGCACGGCCGACCCTCGGGTGCCCCCACGTCCCACGGGCGGCCCTGCACCGGATCGCCGACCTCACCGATGTATTCCTTGCCATCGGCCGAGTTCGTGTAGACCCGGATTTCCGCTTCGTTGTTGACGTAGGGATCGACCGCCATCTCGAACAGCTCGTGCGTCGCGACTTCCGTCACGGGCGCGCTGTCTTCGCGGCTGGTCTTGACGAACACCTTGCTCACGACGATTTCTTCGCCGGACTCGGGGTGCAACGCGATCCCGCGTTCCGAATGCGTCCCGGACGGACCCTGCTTGCTGACACGGGCCTGTCCTTCGTGATAGCCCAGCGCGCCGGGCTGATCGCTTTCGTCCAGCAGCTCCACGACCCACGCGCCCGCCGGGATCGGGTCGCCTGGACCGATCAGCTTCACGTCCTCGATCGGGCCGACGTAATCGTGCTCGACCCACGGACTGCGGTTGAAGTGAAAGAGCGCCGCGTAGCGCATCGACCACGCCGTGTTCGCCAACTGCTCGACGGTCCAGCTACCCGCCGCCGTCATATCCCGGATGACGACCAGGTGGCCCTCGTGACTGTTCTCGACGGTCGGCGCCTCAAACGGCTCGCCCATCGCCAAGCCCTGCGTGATCGTTCTAGATGCCTCCACGTGAGGCTCCTTTCGTTCGGATGATCTGCGGTGCGCCCCGACCGGTACGCCGGGGCGCGCGCAGCTTCGCAGATCAGGGGTCTTCGATGGTCAGGACACGAGTCGTAGCTGTGGGTCGGATCGCTGCTCAGGCAGTGGCAATCCGCTCGAGCCGTCATAGCGACGTAGCGCAGTCAACGCCTCGGCATACGCTGCCATCTCTGAGTAGTCGTTGTTGCGACCGCGCCGGTTGCCGCCCTTCTTGGTTCGCTGCCATGCACTGACCGCCTGCCGCCAGATGGCGTAGTCGGCGGCCTTCTTGGCTCGGAGCGGATATCGGTCAAGCAGGATCACCAAGGCGACGCAATCCGCCTTAGCGTGTACCTGCCAGCGAACTGCGGGATTACCTCGGTTCGGCTGTGTGTGGACGATTGACCCGAGCCCTGTAATGCGCTGTAGCTCTCTCAGGATGGACTCGTCGTCTCGTCTGAGCGTGATGCTGAAATGGCAACGGTAGGCGAAGTTCATCTGCGTCTTACTGTGTGGCTGCGTGTATATCTGAAAGCAGCCCTCGCCGTCGATGAACCCCGCCAACCAGTTGCCCAATGCGGTCGTCGATCATGGATCTTCTATAGCGATTACAGGATGTAGCTCAGCCGCGTTCGGTGCGACCCCCCGTTGACCGTGGGGAACGTCAAAGAATAGGGTGCCTGTGATGGTCACCCGATGCCCGATCGTCTCCCACGACGTTGTGCTCGGTTCTCCGAACTCCTGGACAAATGCTGCTCGTGCGTGCTCGATCTGAGTCTCCAAGACCGACACGCTGCCGGTCACGGGCGGCTCAGTACATGCGGGTGCCAAAGGAATCTCGGCGATCATCGTCTGTTCGCCTTCCCGCAGCACGAGATGGAAGTCGCTATCCGCCTCTCGCTTGGCGACTTCGAGCGTCGCGGTCACCTTGTAGACCTGTTGCTCTGCTTCACTGCGCGGCTGATCGGGGTTCCCGGGATTCGTAGTAGGCAACCCGTCGAGCGTTGCGATCGTCGTTTGGAGCGGCGCGAGCTTGATGTTCGCGGCTGCCGGGTCCGTAGCGGTCTTGACCGCCCAACGCTCCCGACCGCACGAAGCGCTACCGGCCATGACTCGACCGTCGCCCTTTGACTCCGCTTCCGCGTGCGCCGGCACCGGCACAGTCCGCACCAGCGGACGCACCACCGGAGCGCCCGGCTGGTGCAACTCCCCGGCACGACTCGGCGCCGGCTTGGACGGTTCGCTGCCGCCGCCGCAGCCGCCAGCGATGGCGGCCACGATCACCGCGGCGAACGCGAGCAGACCGCGCCTCATTTGGCGCCCGGCCCCTGGATCAGTTCGAGCTCCTTGCGGACCTGTTCACCGACGTGCCCAGGCAGGCTCCTGGTGAGTTCGTTGACGGCCGGCAGCACCGCGCGTACCTCAGCGAGCGCGCGCGCCGCGTCTTCGGTGACGGCTTTGCCGACGTGGATGTGCGCTTCCGCGAACGTCTCGGCCGCGTTGACGCCGACCGCGATCAGCGACGCGCCGCCGATCAGAACAGCGCTGACGGTAGGGCTGACGCCCCAGCCGAACACCGCGACGAGCGAGCCGACGAACGCGATGTCCGCCTTCACCTTCGCCGGGGTGAACGGTTTGAGTTTGAACCCTGCTGGTGTGGCGTTCATGCTTGCTCCCTTGGGATTGTGGGTGTTCGTGCTTCTCCCCGGTCCAGTCTATGCTCGACACGAGGGTGAGGACGGCCGTGGTGCGCGAGATAGTGCTGCTCCTCCACGAGCATCGCGGCGTGAGCTTGCAGGTCGACCACCTTCCCGATGTGCTCGGCGTCGATCTTCCCGTCGCTCGGAACGTTGGGATGGTGGACGTGACAGAGCTTGTACTGGCCGTGCGAGAACCGCCCCAGCCGATAGCAGCCCTTGTGATGGCAGAACAGGTGGTTGGCGATCATCGCCAGTGTCGGCAACAGCGCGACGACGGCCACCACTTCGATCACGCTGGTGCCCCACACGACGGGCTCTGACAGGAAGCTCATCGCTGTTGCCGTTGCGCCGCGAGACGCAAACGCAGGGCCTCCTCGCGCGGCATGATGCCCTTGAACGCGCGGCGCATCGCCCCGAACTTCCCACCACTGGGGCCACTCTCGTGCATCCCGCCGAGCACCTGACCCTGCACGGCACGCTTGGCGACACGCAGGATCGTCTCTTGACGCGCGAGCTCGTTCTGGCCGCGCCAACGTCGCAGCAGGCCGCGCCCCCGGAGACTGTCGCGCTGCTGAACAGGGCGCTTCCTCATCGCACACCTTCAGCTTCGAGAACGCGGATGCGGGCTTTCACGACATTGCCGTGGTGGAACAGCGGCGTGCACGCGCGGCGCGGCCGGTGGACACGGCAGCCCGCGTGGATCAGATGCCGGCGGGTGCGTTCCCGCTCACGGATCAGCGTGTTCAGCACGGACGGTTTGGGCTTCGGTGGCAGGAGCGGCGGGTGCGCGATCGTCAGGAACGCGCGCAGCACCAGCGAACAGTCGAGGTTGCGGCCCAGGCACGTACTCGTCCACTGTGTAGCGTCGAACCCCGGGTCGATGTGAGCGACGTGCGTGTAGTCCGCGTCCCACTTCCACACCTGCCACGAGTGGATGTGGGCCTGCGCGAGCAACGGGTCGATTTCGTGCGTGTACTCCCACCAGTCGGAGTAGACGCACGGGCGCGACCATCCCAGCCTCATCTCGACACGGATCCATGCCACGGCCTCGCCGGGGGTCGCGTCGCCCGGCTCGACGTCCAAACAGTCCGCGTGGTAGCGGACGCTGATAGCGATACTGACGGTGTGCGCGTTCGGCCAAGCCGCGCGCATCGGGCCGAACGTGATCCAGTGCCCCGCGGTGTAGCCCGCCTGAGCGAACGGGAACGCCGGGACCGTCGAGAGCGTCACCGAGTCGTACATCGTCGCGGTCGACGCGCTCGGGAAGATCGAACGGGCGAGCGCTGTCGGTGGCGCCGGCTTGCCCCAGCCCGGCGGATGGATCGAACCCGTAGCGGACGGCGAGACGGGATGACCGCTGCCGCAGCCCGCGACAGCGAGCACAGTCAACAGCAGCACGGCGAGCTTGGAGCGCATCAGCTTCCTCCTTGGGATGGACGCGCGAAGCGTACCGCTCTATTCGGAGCCTTGACCGTGCCAGCACCGATGTGGACGTGCGGGCCGTGTTCGATCCCCGCTTCGACTTCGACGCCCTGTTCGTCCTGCCCGTGACCATGCCCGTGCCCGTGTCCTTCTTCGCTGTGGCCGTGACGTTCTTCTTCGGCGGCGGGTGGGGGCGCCACGACCGGCGGTGGCGTGGGAGGAGGCGCCACCACCGGAGGCGGCGCGGGGGGAGATCGTAGCGACGGCGGCGCGGGCGGACGACGAGCCGGCGGGTTGCTGTGCGCCACCGGCCCACCCCGGACAGGCCCGCTACGGCCCGTTGCGGGCGCGCTGGGGGCCAACACGAGCCTTTCCCCTGCCAGGACCAGCCCATGCGCTTCCGAGCGCTTAGACGGCCTGCTAGGGCCTCTCAGACCGACTGGCACTCCCGAGCACGACGACGCGGCGGGGATCCGAGCGACAGCTTCCAGCGCGTCCCGCCACCGAGCCTGCGCGCGCCGCGACAGCAAATGGAACCCCGACGCGATCCGCAACACCGCTCCCCCGGACAGCGTCTCGTAACGCTTCAACCGGCAGTACGCATCGGCGGCCATGTCCGTCAACGCCTGCTCGCGCACGACCTCGGCTTCCAGCTCTCCCAACACTGTCCGGTTCTCGCCCAACACGACTTCAAGGGTCCGCGCCTGATCCTTGATGTGTCCCGACTCAGACGACTGGCCGAACAGCGCGGCGACGACCAGCCCCAGCGTCGTCAACACCAGTGCGCAGACCATGAACAGCGCGATCGTGCCGCGCCGCGTCAACCCGTACACCGTCTCCTCCGACGAGGGATTCTGGATAGCCCGGATCATCAATGCACCGCCCCCCCGCTCACCAGCAACGTCAACCCGACCAAGACCGCGCTCGAGACGGCCGCCGCGATCACCGCCGCCCGCAACGTCTGTTTGGACTGGCGCGCTTCGGCGGCCGGGTTCCCCGTCAGATCGTCAATCTTCTTCCCGAGCGCCCTGACTTCGGTCGTGAGCACCGCCAGCGCCTTCGGGGTCGGACCAAGCTCGACCAGCCGCCTATCCACGTCGGTGAAACGGTCGTCCAGCCGGTCGTCTGTCCAACGATCAAGACCCATCTTGCCTCTCAGAGCATGTTGAATAAAAAGGGTGGGTCACGAAAAGCTCTCAAACTAAGTCAGGTTGAAGATTATCCCGTCCAACCCCACGCCTTTACCGGCAGCGAGTGTCGAAGCGGGGCTCACAACACCGGAACTGTCTACCTGTGCTACGGCCGGCACACCTTCATTGTCTATATAGATCACTATCGTAGCCGGAGGGCGAAAGCCTACGGGCAGGGTGATGATCGCTTCACCTTTGGCGATAGTCTGCCCAGCCTTAACTATTATCACTCCCCGGATTCTAGCTACTGCGCCACCCTGCTCAGTACGCACCCTGACCGTCTGGAATGGTTCACCAAAGGGTTCGATCTTCGACGAAGGGGTGGTTTCCGTCCACGCGCCACAGCCGGTGCCCCACGATCCATTCCCGCTCGCGTCGGATGTGAGTATCTTTCCCGCACCCGCACCCGCAGGTAGCAACAGGCCACCTGCGAGCTTCGCCTTCCACTCCAATATGCGTGTCTGCACAGCCATCAGATCAGCCGACGATCGTGATCCAGAAGACCGTTTTCGCGGCAGGCGCTTCCGGCCAGGTGACCTTGATTTCGTTTTCGCCTTCGGGTTCCCAAGCCAGTTCAATCGGATTCCCCGGCACTCCCGCATTATTTTCAAACGCCTGCACATGCACCTGGTACGTCCCGAGTTCGTGTTTGATTTTCAGTTCTGTCGTCGCCGCCGCAAGGTTCAGTGCAAAGCTCTTGACTCGCGCGCTGCCCGTGATAGCCGCACCAACCCCAGCTTCGGACGCCGGTACGACCGCGTGATTCGCTGTCTGCGGAACGATCTTGAGTTTGTTGCCCGACCGTTCCGTGTACGGCGCTTCGCCGACAACTGACAACCCCGACTGGAATTCGACCCACACCTGCGCCGTCGTACCGACCGTCACCACCTTCGCGGTCTGCACAAACTCCTTGGCTTCGTTCGCCGTGCCTTCTTCTGCGAACACCGCGGCGTCTTGCAGCTCCACCGTCGTTTCCGCATCCGCCGACCGCGTCAACAGGAACTTTTCGCCCACGGCACCAGCCTGCGTCACAACGAAAATACCGTCGTTCTTCGCTTCCGCCTGATTCTTCACCAGAACACGCTTGCCGACAGCGGGTTTCACCCCGTCGATTTCGAGAGCCCCATTCGCGTTCGCTTCCAACGTCGTCGCGGTCGCCGTCACCGCAGGCAACGCCGCAGCAGTCGCAAGGAGCACCGGCGCCTTCCACGACAAGCCATTGACCTTGCTGTCCACATATTTCTTGGTCGAAGCGTCCTGTGCCGCGGTCGGGTCCGTGACTTCGGTGAGCTTGTGTTTGACCGCCGTGTCGCCTTCAAGGTGCAGACCCGTGACTTGCGGGCTCGCGCCCGTCCCACCGTTCAAGTCCCCTTTCAGCTTGACCGTGCCGAGCGTAGCCCCCGTGGCTTCCGGCGTCGTCGCGCTATACACCCACGCAGCCCCGTTGTAGTAGCCGAATTCTTTCAGCGTCGTGTCGAAATAAACCTGACCTGCTTTCGGTTCGCTCGGCGCGGCAGCCAAGTTCTGGATCACCGCGTTCAGCAGCTCATTCTTCGCTAGGTCGATCTTCGATAGGAACTTGCGGATGCCTACGGCCATGACTCCTCCTAGTTGAGATACGCGGTGCCGGTCACGGCCGCGCTGAACACGATCTTCAGTTCATTGTTGCTGACGTATTCTACGATACCCTGCACCTCGTCGCCAGCCGTGTCGATCACGGTCACGCTCGGGAACAGTTTCAGTTCGTGTTTGATCGTCCATTCCGCCAACGGCGCACCCTGCGTGAACACGAACGTCGCGCCAGGCGGTCCCGCCGGACCCGTTTTGCCTTCTTTGCCTTCCGGCCCGATCGATTCGCCCGACGCCACCAGTTCCCAGTTGCCTTCCGGGTTGCGTATGGCTATCCCGAACGCCCTGATCCCCGTCTCGGGCTCCAAGTTCCCGATCACCGCCTGGCTTGTACCCGTCGCATCGGACACGACATGCGCGGGCTGTACCCCGAGTTCCTGCGTCAAACGCTCAATGTCAGCGAGCCGACGTTCAAACGATGCGATCAGGGGAGGGGGAACAACGGGCATTGGGTTTACGGTAGCTTAATGACGTTGATGTGGATGGCCCGCCCTTCGTGGGTTTTCTCTTCTTCTGCGGGCCAGATCACGAGTCGCATTCCGCCTTCGTTGCTCATTAGCCACGCCTGGACACCTTCACCGCCGCCCACCGCGAAGCCGACGTACCCGACGCTGGCTACAAATGGGTCCAGTTTCAGTTTGCCTGTTACTGGGTTGCCTTCTTTGTCAACAATGGCGGCAATGCTGAATGTGCCACTCGCATCATGTTTACCCACTTCCACGTTTTCCCAGAAAAAGCGACTCATCGTTGCGGCAGGTAGGGTTTTTTCTTTGATGATGGTCAGTTCGATACGGTAGTCAGTGATGCCACCGCCACCGCTCGTTTTGAACCCTTCTTTTTCAGCTTCTTCCTTGAGGTTTTTTTTGGTGATCCCCCCACTTTTTTCGAGTCGTTTTTCGGGGGGTTCTTTGAACCGTTCAAGACGTTCTTTGGCTGCTTTTTCGGCTTCTTCTTTGGCTGCTTCTTCTTTGGCTGCTTCTTCGCTGGTACCTTTTTCTTCCGTTGTTTCGTTGGCTTTTTCCTTGGCTTCCTGTTCGGCTTTGCTTTCGCCTTCTGTGAATTCGGGAGCCTGGTACTCGGCGTGCGCGACCAGCAGCGGCGTGATGTTGAGCGCGACGGTCATGGTCGACACGCCGGCGGGCTGGATGTTGGCTACCCAGTTCGTCGCACGGCGCACCTCGTCAATGCCGTGCGGGAACCGCGGGTCCACGTTCTCGCTCGCCGCACCGTCAGCCGGGTCCACCCTGAATTTGAGCTCGTCCCCGATGTGCAGATCCTTGAACCCCACCCACGCGGAACTGCCGCCGATATCCCACAACGGCAGGATGATCGAGGGAGTCTCGACGGGCCGGGCGCGCGCAAACAGTTCACCGGCGGCCTCCTGCTTGAGAACATCGCTGCCGGTGGTGGATGGCTTGGAGACGATGTCCTCGAGCAGCGGCACGCCTTCCACGCCGACGCTCGGTTCTTCGACTTCCTCGATGATGCCGCCCGCGCCTATCCCGGTGATCTTCCACGCCTCTTCGGTGGCGTCCTCCGGCCATTCAAAGTCCACACAATCGTTCCCGAGCACCGTCAGCCCCGAGTCCTTGTAGAGCGCGCCGAGCAGCGGGATACGCATGGTCAGCACGATCATCGGCTTCGTGGTGCCCGGTTCGTACTCCACGTCGAAGCTGTAGTCGAACCCGCCGTAAGGCCCCATTTCAGCCAAACGTTCGATGATCGCCTTGATGTTCTGCGGCGAGCTGATCGGGAGGCTGACGATCGCGGTCGACCCGAGTTCCCCGGAGGAACGGATCGTCATTTTCAGCGCGCTCGGCAGCGCTTCGGCGTCTTTGAGTACACGCTTGACGATCTGCATGGGCGGCGCGCCCGCGCTCCACGTCGATGTGTAGTCCTTCGCCTGCTTGCGTTTGTTGTAGTACGAGCCGGGACCAGCGCCCGCGAGCTGCAACACGCCCGTCGTCTTTTTGTACCGGCGCCCCCACAGGATGCCGCCCCACAACAGCGAGTCGAGATAGTCCACGCCGATCAGTGTCCGGCCGCCCACGGTCGCTTTCAGCCAGTCCCGCTTCTGCACGTTGGGGTCCGCGAGGTTCAACCGGCCCGCGAACGAACCGTCCGCGCACACTTCCTTGCTGCACTGCACTTCATCGAGCGGCAGCTTGTCGATTTCGGTGAGCGTCAGCAGATCCCAGAACCGGAACGTGAACGGGCTGCGACTGTTCATCAGGCCCCCACGAGAGCGTGCGCGTACCGGGCGTGGAGCTGCGCCGCGACTTTCGCCACATCAGCACTTGAGAACCGTAGATGCACGGCTTCGCCGGGTTCCAGTTCAAACCAATGCGAGCCTTCTGCAAGATACTTGTTTGCGCTTTTCGTGACACCGGCATGGGTCAGCGTCGCTGTTTCCCAATCCGAGTCGATTTCGAGCACGTCGCCCGCGACCATCGTCAGGTCGTACTCCAAGAACGGTTTGCCGGGGATCGAGTTCGCGAGGATCTTCGGGTCCAGGCACGGCCCTTCGATGACGTACACGCCCCGGCAGCCTTCGTTGCCTTCGTTGGTGACGGTGATTTCCCCGAATTCGCCGGGTCCGGGGATCCCGACCGACGCTTGCAAGGACGGCGCGAGATACACGCGCGGGTCGGTGGTGTGCAACCGCATCGTGGCGATAGCGGCCTGCAACTGCACAGCGTTCGCGTCGAGCGGACAGACGAAGCCCCGCGGTCGCGCCATGACCGCATACAGCCCGGACGGGAGCTGGAACCACAACGGCTTCTCGGTGGAGCCCCTGACGCGCATCGCGCCGGACAGGGCTTGGCGAGCATGATCGAAGCTGGTGCCGTCCGTGCGTACCGCGAACTGGAGGATCATGTCCTTCCCGCCGGCCGAGTCGATGCCCGCGAACTCGCCCTGGTCGAGTGGGCGCTTCGCGTCGCCGGTAACGATCGTCGCCTCGTCGTAGAGCCCTTCGCAGAGGAGCAGATGGTACGGGTCTTCTTCGCCGAACCCACCGAACGTCAACCCGTCGTAGGAGAACTGGTAGGCGTCCAGTGTCGGCGTTTCGAGCAGAGGGGAGGGGAACATCAGCCGGCCGCTCCCGCAAGCGCGAGCTGACCGCTGCGCAACCCCCAACTGAACTCCTTCAACACGTCGGACGGCGACAGGTTGGGGCCATGCACGATGAAGTCCCGCATCTGTAGGTTCCCGCTGCTGCTCGGTACCGGCGCCGCCTTCGCTGCCTGCTTCCCCGGCAGGCTGCTCATCCCCGCCCGGTCAGTGTGCAAATCCTTCAACGGGATCACGGCCTCGGGGCCTTTCTCACCGACGACCGCGAGCGTCGGGGTGTGCACGATCCCGCCTTCCGCGAGGCCCAGCACTTTCGCTGCATCGCCGATCAGTTTCCCGCCGGGGATCGCTTTGGTGATCGCTTTGCCGATGGCGCCGGCGTCTTTCTCGATCCCGTTGACGATCCCTTCGACCAGTTTGATCCCGAAGTTCTCAGCCGCTTTGACGATTTCGTTGAACAGTTTGATGATCGAGTTGCCCATCGAGACGAACCAATGCACCACGTTTTTCACTCCGCTGGCGACCCAATGCTCGACTTTGTTCCACAAGTTCACTACGCCGCTCTCGACGCTATGCCACGCGCCGGTCAGGGCGTGCGCGGCGTCGTGCACGATTTTGACGACAGCAGCCCACACTTGTTTCCAGTGGGTAGCGAGCGCGATCCCAGCCGCGATCAGGAGCCCCAACGGGCCGAGCAGCACGACCAGCGCCGCCTCGACCAGCCCGAGATGTTTCGTGACGAAGCTGACGGCAGCACCGATCACTTTGGTGATCTCGCCCCACACCTGTTTCCAGTGGGTCGCCAGGTACACGATCCCCGCGACGACGGCGGCGAGCGCCGCGATGATCCCGAGCGTCGCCAGGTTCTCAGCGATGAACGCCGCGGTCGCAGCGGCAGCCACAGCAGCCCACGACGCGGCCTGGATCACAGCGGACGCCACGGCCTCCGCGCCGGTAGCGATCCAGCCGGCGGCTGTCTGCGCGAACGCCAACGCCATCCGTGCAGCCCACATCGCGCCGCCGGCAAGCATCTTCGCGAACCCCGCCGCGCTGACCGCCACGGACTTCACGAGCGTCCCGATATACATGAGCATCGCGGCGACCAGCGGCCCGCCGATAGCGACCTCCAAGACGTGCGCTACGACACTGCCGTGGATGAAGAACCCGATCACGCTCATGAGCACCGTCCCGGCGCGCAACAGGATCGGGATGAGGTGCTGGCCGATCGAGACGCCCAGCTCATCGAACTTCGCCTTCGCCACGTCGATGCTGCCCGCCAGCGTCTTGCTGTACGTCTGCGCGACGCCTTTCAGCTTTTCGTTCAAGGCGTCCATGATCTTGCTCGTCGCGCTGCTGTTCTTCTTCTGCGTCTCTTCGGCCTTGGCGACCGCTTCATGCGCGGCCTTCAGCTTCTCTTGGGCCTTCGTGACCACGTCGCTCGAGCCGGCGACGGCTTCCTGGGCCTTGACCACTTCGCGCTGCGCCTTGGCGACGTTGGCATGATCCTTCGCTAGCTTCTGCTCGGCTTGCCCGACGCCGTTCTGCGCCGCCTCGACGGCTTTGGCGGCCTGCACGTTCGCCTTGCTCGACGCGAGCGCTTCCTTCTGCGCCTTGACCAGCGCTTCGTGAGCCTTGGTGACTTTGTCAAGCGCGGTCTTGGTGTGTTCGTGAGCCTTGGTCTCCGCTTCACCGACCCCCCTGCGGGCTTCGGTCAGCGTCTTTTCCTTCTGCGCGGCAGCTTCGGCGGCGTCCATCCCTTCCAGTTCGGAGCGCCGGGCTTTCAGCTTGGCGATTTCCGCTTCGCTCGTCGCGGTCTTGGTCGCAGCGAGCTTCTGTTCTTCGGATTCGATCGTCTTGATGTTGTTGTCACGGATTTCTTTGGCCTGTTCAGCTTCGACGCTCTTGACGTGTTCCTTGGCCTGCGCGACTTCCTTGGCGCCTTCCTGTTCGACCTTGCGGACCTCGGCCTCGGCTTCCTTCAACGCGAGCGTCGCGCCCCGGATCGCGTCGCGCTGCTTGTTGGCCTGTTCGGTGACGTGCGCCTGCGCTTCCTTCAGCTTTTCCTGGGAGGCAGCCACGGCCTCGGTGTCGGAGCGGAGCTGGTCCTGCGCCTGCTTGACGTGTTCCTGAGCGGCAGCGACCCTTTCTTCGGCCTGCTTGCGCAGTTCCGACGCCTTCTGCTGCGCAGCAGCGACGCCCTGTTCGGCGGCCTGCAACCCCTTCTGGGCCTTCGTCAGCGCTTCGGCTGACTTCTGCATCGTCGCCATCTTGGACGACCCGACGTTCAGGTTGATCCCGAGCTGCAACAGCGCGCGGCTGCCGGCGCCCGCGTTCACCCGGGCGAGCGTTTCGCTGGCCTGGATCAGACCGATGTGCCGGAACCGCGCGAGGTTCGCCGCGGTCCCGAGCTCTTCCAACGCCTTCGCGGGGTTTTTGGTGCTCGTGACCAGCTTCGTCAGGGCACCCTCGGTTTCGGTCGACGTGAACCCCAGGTCCATCAGCCGCTTGTTCGCACCGTCGATCTGCGGTTGGATGGCATGGAAACTGGACCCCGAGTTGCGTACCGCGACCTGCAACGTGGACTGGGCCTTTTCGAAGCTCTCGGCGGCCTTGACCGACGCGACACCGATAGCCAGCGCGAGCGTCGCGCCGAGGATCGTGGCGCCCTTGCCGATCTGCGTCATGGTGGACGTGAACCCTTTGCCGGCGCGCTCGCCCTTCTCGATGTCCTGCCCCATCTTCGTGATCGACCCGCTGAACGGGACACCCCACGATCCCAGCTTCGTGCCGAGCGACTGGAACGCGCTCGCCAGCCGTTGCGAGAACCCCCGCGATTTGCTCTCGACCTCTTTCTCGCCGTCCTCGAACTTGCCCTTCACCCCGTTCATCGCGGGCGTCACAGCGCTCGTCAGGCCGGCCTCCAAGCCGCTCAGACCGCTCTTGGCGCCACGCTCCACGCCTCGCCCCGCCGACAGGCCCGCAGCCTCCCCCTCCGCCGCGAGAGCGCCCGTACTGGCCTTCACGCCGCGCTCCAAGCCAGTACCGAGCTCCCTGCCGGCCTTCTCTCCCTCAGCCGCGAGCTTCGGGCCGGCGCCGCCCACGCCGACCCCCAGGTTCTCGCCCATCTTCTCGCCCGTGCGCAACGCTTCCTGCTCGGCGTAACTGAACGCCGGTGCGGTGACTCGCTTCAGATCGCCTTGGAAGTTCCGGTCCTTCGCCAGAACAGCGATCTCGGCCTCGCCGACGATCACGGCGTCCGCCTCGCCGCCGGGTTGATCGCGTACAGGTGCTCGTCAACGATTTCGCGGACCTTGCGGCGCGGCGTCTCGCTGGTCGCGAGGTCGTCAATGAGCATGGAGTACACGATGTCGAGTCCTATCTTGAGCGGGAACGCTTCCCAGCAGACGCCTTGCCGCGCGCAGCGCCCCCGGATGTCCGCCTCGAATTCGCGGCTCCAGAAGGCGAGGCGGACTGCCGCACGGTAGGGCGGTCGGAATACACCTGCATGATCACTTCGTAGAGCGCCACGATGGTGTCCTGCGCGACGAAGACGTGGGGATCGTCCAGGAACGAGTCCCACCGCTCCTTCTCCTCCGGCATCAGGCACTTGTCGAGGAACAACAGCACCGTCTTCACGGGCACGTTGCCCTGCTCGTCCTGTTGGCGCAGCACCTCGATCGAGGCGCCGGTCGGTTGGATCGGCCGGAACTTGAACTCCTCGACGTGTTCCTTGTGATCCTGGTCGTAGCCGACGACGGGCACCACGATCGGATCGAGGTCAAGCTCCTGCGGGTTCTCTACTCGCCCTACTGGTTGCAGTTGCACTCTGTTGTCCTCCTTGTGGGATGGCCGGGATGGTCTTGGTGTGTCCAGTACGACGGCGCCCCCGCCATCCCAGGGGAGAGGCGCCGCGCCCACTGCCCTCGCGGGCGGCAGCTTGGTTGACGGCGACGTTACCGTTTCACGAAGATCCCCATGTTGTCGGTGAAGAAACGGTTGGGCTTCGTGCCGGGATGTTTGACGCTGCGGAAGAAGTACATGCCCGGCCCTTCGGGGCCTTTGTCCCACCGGAACGCGAGCGTCGGGTTCCCTTCGATCGTGTGCGGCTTCGTGCCCTCGTGCACGTACAGGCCGTAGGCTCTGCGGTTCGGGCTGCACGGGCGCGTGTCGCTGAACACGCGCAACCCGACACCGCCCGGCGCGTCCTCGATCCGCTTCACGATGGAGCGCTCCAAACAGCCCGTGCGCGTCCCGCTCGTCCCGTACCGGCCGCGCGCTTGCCGGCGAGCCGCCGCCTTGAACAGCTCGCCGCGCTCGAGCAGCAGCCGGATCACCGGCCCCTGCGGACTGCGGAGCAGTTGCGCCATCCGCGCACCGTCGAGCACGAGCTTCACCTGACTCATCGCAAGCTGACCTCCACAACGAGTTCCGTGCCCGTCAAACCGCCTTGCACACCCAACGGCCGGCAGCCCGTCATCACGAACCCCTCACCGGACTGCGTCAGCGTGTGCGCGAGATAGATGTTCGAGAACGCCTTGACCAGCGCCTCGACGTCGCCCATCGCTTCCGCCCCGGATTCCCCGAGCTCGCTGTCGGACGGCAACGCGGCGGCTATCGGCCCGTCCATCTGCGTCGGTACATCACGCACCAGGATCAGGTGCCATTCGCCGTAGAAGTTCACGGCGCGCGGACTCATCGGCGACCCGACCGGCGCGCCGGGCTGCCCCTGCTTGATGTCGAGCAGCCCGACCGTGAACTGGGGACCGTCCCACACCGGCTCGGTCCCGGCGTGAACGTACCGATGGTCCGGCACGTCGACGCCGAGCGCTTCGAGCTGGTCGGTGAAGGCCGCGAGGATCAGACTCGCGGTGGCCTTCAGGTCCGCGAGGCTCGCCATGCCGGTCTACTCGTCGCCCTGAGCAGCCTTACCAGCGCGCTTCGGCTTCCCAGCCTCTCCCTGCTCGTCTGCGCCTTTCTGCTCGATCTCCCCTGCCTCGACCCTATCCAGGGCATCGGAGGGGCTTAGACGGGCGCGCAGGCCCTCTAGACGCGATGTCAGGGCTGTCTCGTCCACGCTGGCGAGCGTGGATTCCTCGGCGGCCTGCTCGCTGCGGGACAGCGCGGCGAACTCGTCCTCGAGCAGCGCAAGCTCCTCGGGCGCGGCGCCGGCCTGCTGGAACCGTCGTGAAGGGAATCCCATCACGCCTCCTTCGGGGTCGGGGTCTTGGCTGCCGGCTTGCGACGCGAACGAGTCCGAGTCCGCGTCTTGGCCTTCGGGGTCGGGGTCGGGGTCTTGGCTGCCGGCTTGCCGGTGTGCTTGGAGGCCGCCGGGTCCGCGAACGGATCGTGAGGCCAATCGTCAACGGGACACATGCGATCCTCCTATGCCGATGGGTTAGCGGTCCTACGCGGCCGGCCCCGGTCGGGACTGAACACGCGCGACTGCTTACGTTGCTTGCCGGGATTGTACGTCAGCACGAACAGGTCAACCTCGTAGATCCCCGTCGATTTCGACTTCAGCACGTCCATCACGTCCACGATCATCGACTGCACGCCCTGACGGTTGATGCTCGTCACACGCTGCGGATAGTGCCGACTGTCGCCCAACATCGGCAACATCAGGTACTCCGCGAGCTTCGTAGCAGCAACGATCCCGAGCTGCGGCGGCGCCTGCCCGAACTTGAACGTGACCGAGAACGTGCCCGGTTCGGTGTCCGGCAAGTCCGGGATCTGCGATGTCGGCCACCCATACCGTTGAGTCGGCGGCACACTGTCAGCGGGCCTGAGCCGCACGAGCCGGCGGTGCGCGCGCAGTTCGTATTCCGACGCGGGGATCACGACCCCGTCGATCTTGACCTGCACGATCTCCGTCACGGGATGCACACCCAAGTCGACTTCGGGCGGGTTCACCGCGCCATAGTGCGCGACGACACCCGGCAACTGCGCGCCATAGCTCGATCCCAGCCCGCCGTTGTACCCCCAGCCCGACGAGGACAGGCCAGCCCACGCCCGCGTGTCCATGTTCGTCGGGCGCGCCTGCGGCCTGACGGTGACCGGCCCGCACTCCCCCGTGAACACGCGCCCCGACAGCTCGTACAGCGCGTCGCTCGCCGCCGTCGCCGCTATCGCACAGAACAAGTCGAACTGTGCCGGATCGTACAGGCCCTTCTTCGTGAGCTCCGCGACAGCTTCCTTGACCTTCGGCAGCGCCTTGACAGCACTCGCGTCGAGCCAGGGAGTGCAGGCGCCGGAGCGAGGCTCGTCCGGCATCCCGCGCCTCTCAGATCGCTGCTACGGGTGTCAGGCCGACAGGCGGCACGATGTCTCGCCCGCACCTGACCGCCTGGTACACCTTGGACGAGTCGAACTGGAAGTCGAGCATCGGCCCCTTCCCCCAGTTCGGGTTCTGGAACGCCTGACCCTCCAACAACGTCTGTGTGTTCGCGTTCGCCAGCTCGCGTGCGCCCTCGTGCACGTTCGTGAACCGCGGGAACACCCAACGGTAGAACGGCAGGTCCGATGCCTGGTAGCCACCGACGATCGCCTCGCCGAACAGCTCCATCGACACGCCCTGCGGGTTCGCGACCGCGCCGAGCGCCGGCGCCTGATAGCCCGTGAACGCGCCCGGTCCCGCCGTCGTGTCGACCGCCGGCACGCTGCCGTTGGGAACGACCTTGCCTTCATCCACGAACACCTGGAGGATTTTGGCTGCCGCGATCGTGGTCGTGACCGCCGCCTGCAACGTCTTGACGTGCAGTTCGACGGCGCCTTCCGGCGCGAACGCGGTCGTTTCAAACACGATCTTTTCGGCGTTCGTGTCGCCTTCGATCTGGAACACCGTGCCCTTCGGCACCGACTTGGTCAGCGCCGTCACAGCCAGTTTCGTGACGACGCCCGTACCGGACACGGCCGAGGTCGCCTGCGAACCGATCAGCAGGAACGAGCCGATCAACTGCTCGCTGCCGATCGTGCGCCCATACACCTTCACGCCCAGCGCGCCGACACCCGTCGTCAGGCCACCGATCACGTTGACGTTTTCGGTGCCTTCCCCCGTTTCGAGGTTCACGTCGTTGGCGGCCACCGACTCGCCGTACTGGTTGTACTGCGACACGCGGTAGCCGTAGACCGTTTCCGGGTCGAGCTTCGACGTCGCGGACCCTTTGTTGAGGCTCGTGACCGTCAGGCCGGTCGGAGCGCCCAACGCCGCGCCGGTCGCGTCGAGCAGCAGGCCGCCCGCCATCATCTGGATCAGGCCCGGATCGGGGACCGCGAGATCGAGCGCCACCGTGAAATACTTGGCCATGTCGCCGTGCTTGCCCCACGCCGACAGGTTCCCCGAAGCGTTCTTGATAGCGATGTCGTCGCCGGTCTCCATCGTCGGCGTCAACGTCGCCTTGACGATCGACTCGGTCGTGTACGTGTTCGCGCCGGGGATCACAAACCCATCGGCGTCAAGGGCAGCGAGCCGCGTTGCCTTGACCCAAATTGAAGCTGCGCCATCGGGAAGCATCGTTAGATCAGTCTCCTTTGGGTCATGAGGGTAGCTGCACTTCCACTGCGAACTGGCAGGCCCCGTCGAAATAGGCGGCAGCGTACCGTTGGGCTTGGAACCGGATCGTGTTCGGCTCGCCGCCCTGCCCCCAGTCCATCGCCTCGGCGAAGCTGTCAGGGAAGATCGTGCCCTCGCTCTCGGTGCGCGTCATCACGAGATCAGTGGCCGCCAGGAACGCACAGCCCGCTTTCGGCATCGCGCCGCCCGGTCCCGTACCGGGATAGCCAGCACCCGGGATCACGAGATTGTCCATCACGTCGTACACCATCTGCCCGACACGGCGCACCTTCAACATCGAGAGGGGAGCCTGGGAAGGAATGTGGATCATGCCCTGCCCACCGAACCCGCACGACGCGAGCGCGTCCTGCAAGATCGCCAAGCCGCGTTCCACGCTCGGGACGGTAGGGGGCGTCACGTCTTCGACCCTTTCTTCGTTCATCAGCGAGTTGTTGGGCCAACCCTTCGCAGCCGCGAGCGCGCCCGTCCAAAGCTCATGCTCGACACCCCAAGGTGTCGCGTTGTCCAACAAGCGCAGCGCGCGCCCCTTGAAATCGCGCTCCTCGAACCCGAACGTCGAGCAGTCGTCGTCCACCACGACGAGATACGGCACGAACACCACGATCGGCAGGTTGCCGTAACTGCCCGGCCCGCCCGTCGTGTTGCTGACCGGCGGAGCGCTCGCGCCCGGCGCGATCGTGCCTTCATCCAACCACTGCACCGGCTCGTCCAGGTCGAACGGGCCGACCGTCGCGATGAGTTTCAGCACGCCCGCGAGCCGCCCATACACCTTGTACTGCACGTTCTCAGCGGTGCGATCCCACTGCAACAAGACACCGCCTTCGGCTTTCAGCGTCTCTTTGACCGCCGCCAGCGCCGTCGTCTCGCCGTTCGCGTTGACCGCCGTGACCTGATACTCGACTTCGACCGCGGCGATCGAGCCTTTCCCGGCCTCTTCGGTCAACGTCAGGCCGCGCGGCGCCTCGAGCGCCGGCGTGTCGACGCTCGTGAAGTCGCACGGGTCGCGCAGGATCGGCGCGCGATGATTCTCCGGCGCATACGTCAGACCGCGAACCCACGCCTCGCCCTTGCGCGCCTCAAGCTCGGAACGCAGATCGTCAGGCAGCAACCCCAACGCGTCGTCGCCAAGCTCAAAGATCGGTGCTGACGGATCCGCACTGTCACCAGGACGGATACTCGAACCGATCAGGGTGACTTGCGGCGGGCGAGGCGGGATCGCCGGAACGACGACCCCGCGTGAGATGGTTGCCATCTAGCTCGCCTCAGCCCGATCAGCCACAAAGCCGATCTTACGCGCAGGTGGCGACGGTCGCCGTAGCGCCCGACTTGCCGTCTGCACAGAGTTCAGTGACGTACTGGATAGCCGCTTTGGCGAACCCTCGATTTGCAAGACCCTCAAAGGTCTCCACGAAGGTCTCATAATCGTTCGTGGCGTCGAGCGTCGAGTCGCGGACCACGCCGAGGTCGAGCCGTCCACCGTCGAGGAACTGCATCGTCCCCTCCGGGAACAGGTTCCACATCAGCTTCGCCGGGAATTTCTCGATCGCGCCCGAAGCGCCCTGGATCGCGAACTGCTGCGACGGGAACGCTCCACCTTCCGGTTCCGGCAGCGAGTCGAGCGTGAACACGGGATTGACACCCCACGCTTTGATGAGCTCTTCGACCTGAGCATCGGAGATCATCAGCGCGTTCCACCCCGAGTCCTGCTGGTGGCCGATCTCGCGGGCGAGGTCAATCTTCAGCAGCTCCTTCAGCCAGTCCGGGAAGATCCCGGTCAACTGGAGAGTCCGCGGAATACGGTGCGCGTAACGGAACGCGGCGCACGCCTGCATGATCGCGGTCGCGAGGTCACGGGTGGCGCCCAGCACCTTCGCGCTGGTCACGTCCTTGACGCAATAGCCCTGGATCAGTTCCAGAAGCCGCAGCTCCCCGATCCGCGCTGCCGCCGCGATAGCGAGGTCCGTGTTGGCCGCCACCATCTCCGGCTGGAACCGGGACTGCATGTTGCCGAAGCCGAGGCGGGTCGAGACGGCCGCGACGTACACGAGTTCCTCGGAGCCGCACGCGACGCTGAACACGGGCTTCGTGGCCGCCAACGGTTCCGCATCGGTCGCCTCCGTCCAGATCCCCGTCGCCGCAGCGAGCGGTCCAATGTCGGGCGGCTGCACGAACCGCAGCCCGCCGCGAGTCGCCTGGTAGGACGGCAGCTTTTCCTTCAGCGGGCGCTCAGCGGTCGCCCACGTCGGGATCGCGTAGTCCACGTTGACCGGGAGGCAGATACCGCCGGTCGCCAGGATCGCGCTCAGCCCCGTCGAAGCGTCCATCCGCTCCGACACAGCGTTCGCGTCGAGTTTGCGCAGGTCGCGCTCCTCGGGGTAATCCCACTCGGCGCTCGCGACCAGCGCGACGCCCTGCGGAGGCCCCTGACGGTGCATCCTGCCGAGCCTGTCGCTCATCGCCTGCGCGACCGCGAGACGATCCTGCGTCTCCTCGTAGCCGCCATACGCCGATGCGACGAGCACACGAGACCGGCCACGCTCGGGAGAACCCGCCTCGGGGCTGCGCGACGCGCCACGACCGCGCTTGGCGGCAGCGACAGCGGCCACGCCGCTCGACGCGGTGACGGCCACCTGCTCCGCGACCTCCTCAGCGGACGGCTCGCCCTCTTTCTCCTCGTCGTCGTCCTCTTTCTCGTCCTCGCCCTCGCCGACGGCGGCACCCTCACCGTCACCCGACTCGCCCTCGGCGACCGTCTCGGCGGGCTTCTCGCCCTCCGTCTCGACCTCCGTGGACTCGCCCTCGGCGTCCTCGCCGCGCAGCGCCTTGATCGCCTCGGCCGCAGACTCCTTCGCCTGCTCAGCCGCAGCCTGCGCCTCGATACGCGCGCCTTCCTCCGCCTTGATCGTGGTGCTCGCCTCGGCAAGCTCCGTCAAGACCTGGACGTTCTCCGGGGTCGTCTCTGCGTCGAGAAGCCGATCCGCCTCCTCGATGACCAAGCCCTTCAGCTCAGTCAACTCGTCGGCTGTCAGGCTATTGAGCCGACCAATCAGCTCCCGAATCTTCTCCATGTGACCGGCTCCTTACTCGCAGAGTGTGTTGGGACAGCAAGTGTGATGTGAACCCGGTGCGGCCTACGGCCTCATCCTCGGGGTCCAGGAGCCGGCCTATGGCCGACGCGCAGCAGCCTACCACACGCCCGGACAGAAGCGAGACGGCCGCTTCCTAGGAGGCGGCCGTCTCTCGTCTCGCAAGGCAGAGATGCGCCCGGATGGTTGCCAGCCATCGACCTCGGTTTGCACCGTGTTCCTTCACGTCAACCTCCCGCAAGCGAGAGAGAGTCGGCGTCTGAACTACGGGCGCATTGCACGGGCGGGATTCGAACCCGCGACCTTCCGGTTATGAGCCGGACGAGCTGACCAGACTGCTCTACCGTGCTGCCACGGCAGCCTATCACCCCCGCAACGCGAAAGGCCGGCCCAGCGCCGGCCCTCCGGGCGGGACTCGAACCCGCGGTACCCCACAGGCAGGCTAGCGAAAGCTGAGGCGGCAGCCGCGCAGCACGCGAGCGAGCAGGATGAGCTTCTTCCACCACGCGACGCTGATCTCGAACGTGACCGATTCACGATCGCTCGCTACCCGCACGAGCGTGTATCCACGTGGCGCTCTCATCGCAGGACCGCGATCTCCTCGGCCGCCGCGCGCTTCGAGAGCCGCAACAACGGCCCCGGCATCTGCCCGAACACGCCAGTATCGGCCCCCGCCGGATGCTTCAGCTTGTGCATCACCAGCGCCCCGGTAGCGGTCATCGCCATCCGCTGCCCGTAGTCGTGGTCGACCACCGCGAGCGGGAACCCGGGCATCGGGACCGCGAGCGCCGCGACGAGCTCCAACCGCCCGCCGATCTCCCGCCAATCCCCGCTGACGCTCTCGCCTTCCAGGTTGGCCCGCTGCTGCTCGGTGACACCGGATCTGAGCGCCCCGTGCACCCATATCCCGTACTCGTCCTCGCCGATATTTACGTCGGCGGCTTGCAACGCCGTGTTGTCGTAGTGCGCCATCGCGCTCGACGGGGCCGTGCGCAACGGAGCATGGCCCGTGTCCGCGGTGATCGTGCCGCACCTGACCTGCGTGCCCTCAGCGGTCGTGATGACCTTCCCACGCTTGAAGTGCGCGTAGTCGCTGGCCGACCTGGGCGCGAGCAGACACTGGCCGGGCTTCCCGGTATGGCACACGTTCCACGGCGCGATATGCCCGAACACCTCACCGTCCGCCGTGACCGTCAACGGGCACGCGAACTGCTTCTCGCCAGCCCGTCCAAGGATCTCCACGAGCCGCCCGTCGTCGGGAGCGAACCCGGGATCCTCGAACCACGCGCTCGGAGGATGCGCCGGCCCGCCCGACGCGACGATCACCTGCATGTCGCTGTGATCGCACGCCTCGCACTCCGACTGCGCCATCAAGTGCAAGAGCTGGCCGCCACCGGCCACGATCGCAGGAGGCTCCGCCGGCGTCTGCGGCGCATCGGCCTGTTGCGGGATCGCGGTCGCCTCGGGCTGCTCCGTCCCATCGCCCAACACGACATACGCGCCCTGGAACGCAGGGAACGGGACCTGCGTGAAGCCCATGATCGTGCCCTCCGTCAACAGCTCGCTCATGTCGAGCGGGAACCCGATCTCATCGACCTCCTCGACCGTAACCGTACTGTCCTCGACCGCGATATCCGCGCTGATCCCGCAACGCCCCATCGCCTCAGTGATCGCAGCGAACGCCATCCCGTCCTCGTTGGGCAAGTAGAACCCTTTCGCCCAGATCACCTGCGTCGCGCCCTCACCGGGCTTGCGCTCCAGCACGTCGATCCGACCGCACATCACCGCCGGATCGTTCATGTCGAACCCGGACGGGTCGTGCGTTTCGGTCTTCAACCCCATCAACGGCAGGGGCGGAACACGCCACGACAGCGCGTCCGGCGCGATCTCTCGACCATCCCCGGTGGGCTGACCCTCGATCACACCTACAGGGATCGTGAATTCCGGTCCCATCTCCTCGGACCCCTCGACCGCGGGCGGCAGGTTCTCGTCAGGCTCCTCGTCCTCGACAGGCCCCGTGGCCGGCGGCGCGTCGGCGGGCTGCGCCCCGCTCGCCTTGACGTTCGGGCTGTTGCCGTCTTCCTCGAGCCCGGCGCCTTCCGCTTCGGTGCCGCCTTCTTCTTCCTCGGAGTGCGACAGCTTCATCTCGGGACACATGCACCCGCTGACCGAACACGCGCCCGTGTTCCGGCCAGTATCCGTGTTGGCGTGCGCCGACGCGAGATGCTGACAGTCGGGGTTCGCGCACTTGTGAGCATCTTCGACGTTGCCTTCCTCGTCCACCGGCATCTGCGGCCCATCGGCGGGACCACCCTCGCTGGGCGTCGCTTTCGGTGGAGCGCCAGCAGCAGCCACGACCGCGTCATCGTCCTGCGCTTGCGCGGCCTTGGCCTGCTTCAGCAGATCGAGTACCTGCGCGTCCGCTTCGTCCTGGTCCGGGTCGGCTTCCTGCGCAGCGATGGCCTGGTCGATCAGACTGCTGACCGCGACATCCGCTTCGTCAACATCGCCCTTCACGGGCGCGGCGAGCGTGCCCCCGTACTCGTGGCTGGCGATGAGCGCCGACCGGGACTGGCCGGCGGAGAGCGTGGACAGGAGCTTGCGCAGCATCAGGGCCTCCGGTAGATCGTACAGCCGTGTCATTCGGACCTCGCTTCGACTTCGCCTTCAACCTCGCTCGGACTGACCCACATCGGGATCGCGTCGCACCCACAACCACCGTGGTCGCCAGGGAAGAAGAAATCGTTGCCAGGGAAATCGCTATCGTTCGATAGAGCCGCATCGTCAAAACTGTTGAACTGCACGCCGTCGAGGTCGAGATGCGGTTCGAACGGCTTCAACGCCGGGCCGTGCTCCCACTGATACTGCTCCTGTTGCGCGCCCGTGCCTTCCAACAGTTCGCTGATCGTGGCGCCCGTCCCGATCTGACCGACCGGCACACCCAACGGGATCGTCTTCTCCGAACCGGGGATCACGCCCAGGTCTTCCACCATGCGCGGATCGGTGCCGCCAGCAATCGCGAGCGCACCCCGGATCGTCCCCAACGGCACCAGCGTGTCCGGGTTCAAGTCCGCCCACTCCGTAGGCCCCAAGTTCGGATCGGGACCGAACATCAGCGCGTGGCCGAGATGATCCAACGCGCCTTCGAGCAGACCCCACGCCTTGTCCGCGTCGCCGGTCAGCGCAGCGCGCGCCTCGATCGCGGCCAGATCCTTCACGTCGAGCTCCCCGAGCTGCAACGCCGTCGAGAGAGCCTGTTCCTGCGCCGCCTTCGTCCACGACAAGAACTGCTCGCGCAACCCAGACCAGTCGCTGTTGAACAGGGCGGCCGGGTCTTGGCCGGCAGCGACGACAGCCTCCTTGCCGACATGCGCCGTCAGACGATCGTTGCGGTTCTGCTTGATCGTCTCCCTCGTCGTCTCGTTGGGATGGTTCACCAGCGCTGAGCGCAACCGCGCGCCGGCCTGCTCGAGCTTGCGGCGCATCGCCGCGTTCGCCGCGGTCTGCAACCGGGCACGCAGATCACGGTCGATGCTCGCCAGCCGCCGTGACAGCCGCGCGCCGTTGGCGGGCTTACCCGACGCCGTGACGCTCGTCGGGGATGGCTCGGCTGGCGGACCCGGGCTAGCGGGGGCCTGCGCCGGCGTCTGCGGCCCTCCGACAGTCCCGGCAGGGGGTTGGGCAGGCCCAGCCCCGTTAGAAGGCGCAGACGGCGGCATATCCACACCGGACGGCTTCACGCCCGGCACCGTGCCCGACTCAGTGATCGGGGGCGCCGTCAACGTCGGGTCGAGCATGTGCGCCCACGCCATCATCAAGTTCAACGGGAAGTTGCGAATATGCTGGAACTGCCGTGTCTGGATCTCCTCGACACTCGGCGCGTCCGTGTCGCTGAATCCCGTCTCGCGCCGCAACGCCTCCGCGCTGATCGCCATTTCCTTAAACAGTTCGAACGCATCTTTCGAGCGGTCGGGATGCACCACCAGCTCGGCCGGGTCGTACCAAAAGATGATCCGGTGCACCCATTCCGGGTCGATGCCCTTGCCTTCCATGTACGGGCGTAGGTAGGCTGCTGTCAAACTGTCGCAGCCCTGGATCACATGCGGCTCGACGTGCGCTCGGAACACATCGTCGTCCACCTGCCACGCCGACCAATGATTCAAGTCCGCCTTGCCAGTGATGACCTCCGCCGGCAAGTCCAGGCCCGTAGCGATGATCTGCACCAGCTCCTCACGAGTCTGCCCCAGTTTCTCAGCGAGCATCGTGGAGAACTCGATCAGCCTGATCTTGTCGAGATGCTCCGCCGGTCCCTGAATCGTGATCGGGACCGCTGCCGCCGCGGTGCCCTCCTCCGCCAACCCCTCCATCATCGCCTCGTTCAGTTCGCTCAAGAAGTCGGCGCCCTCAGTGTCCGCGTTGTCGTCCTCCGCGGTCTTTATTTCCATCTCGTCCGGCAAGGCCAGCAGACCACGCATCGCCAGTCGTGACCGGCCTTCCACACGGATCATGCGACGAAGGATCTGCAACGACTCCAGGTCGTCCATGATCGCCCGGACCTGCGAAGTCGCCAACTCCCGGAACTTCGGGTGTGGCAGCCAGATACGCGAAATGACCGTGCTCTCTTCCGGCAGTTCGATGTAGCCCGTGGCGCCCTGCGGATCGGTCGGCAACTCCCGCAGCTTGTACTTTTCTTCCTGGACGACGACCTCCTCAGTGCTGCGGATCGTCCACTTGTCCGCACCGCCAGGTTCTTCCTCGCCCAGCAGGAAGCATTCGCCAGCAGTACTCAGGTTCGTGCTGAACGAGTGCAGGAGCGCCGCGATAGCCATGCGCCCGTTCCCGAGATCGCGCATCGCTTCCTTGCAGACCGCGAGCACCTCGGGCGGCACCCCTTCGATGTCAGCCAACGGCACGGGATCGTCGTCCTCACCACCCACCGGGTACGCCGCCGGATACAACCTCATCCGCGCGAAACAGTTCGCCAAATAGTTGACGGCGTATTTCAACTCGCCAACACTGTCGTAGTAGTTCCAGGCGTCCGACTGCCACCCCTGCCGCAGCAGACGCATCTTGCGGGACTGCTCACGATCTTTCAGCCGCAGCCTCGCCGCCGACGCCGTCAACACGCGCATCCGGCCGGGACTGGTCAACCCACTAGCTTTGAACCGTCCCCACGGTCGTGTCGTCACCGACGCCATTCAGCGCTCTCCCACCCGCGTCCGCTGGAGTAGGGCTGCGTCCACCTTGTCCGCCTCATAGACGCACCAGCGATCAGCGACGCGCCAGCGACCCCACATAAGCGCGCCTCACGCACTGCGAGTGCCCCATGCTCGAGTGACCAGCGCCGAGACATGACGATCCGACGAGGAAGGAAGAAACGCCAGTGCATCAGCCGCGCTCCGCCAGGTAGCCCGCGACACCTGAGAACGCCAAGCCCATCCCCGGATACTGCCACACGGCCGGTATCCAAGCGGTCAAGACCACTACGAGGCCCCCCAGCCAGATCGACACGCACCACGGGCAACCCAAGAACTCCGCGAGCTTCGGGCGCGCCGCGACAGCCAACCCTTCACCCGGCCCGTTCCCGACCCGTTGGATCCGCTCCCGGCCGATCAACCATGCTCGGACAGGCGCCGTGATCGAGTCCTGCACCACCAGGATCGTCAGCCGGTAGACCGCGAGCGCATCGACCACCAGCAGCAGCCAAGGCGTCATCGATAGATCAGCCTTCCACGCTCGACGCCGCAGCGGTAGCGGTACGGCCAGAAGATCGAGTATTCAACCTGGAAGCGCTTGTTGTCCCACACGTGGCGCGTGAACGTGACTTGCGGATTGGTTGTGGGAACGCCGTCGTTCATGGCGTGGGTGCCAGCACGCTCAGATCGATCGGGCTGACCGCGTGCGGCAACGGTGCGCTGAACGTCCGCAACGGCGCCCCCCCGAGCTGCACGATCCACCCGTACTGCACACCCGTGGGCTCCGTTCCAACATCGTCGGTCGCGGGCAGCTTGAACGCACCGCCATCCTCAGCCACCAGTTTGCCTTCTTCGTCCAGGTGCCCAACAGTCGGCGACGGGCTGATCTCCGCCGTCCCGTTACGCAAACCCCGCTCAAGCGTCGCGGTGATCGTCCCCGCCGCCGCTTTGCCATCCTCCGGCGTCTCGAACGTCCCCGTCACTTCGACCATCGTGAACATCTAACTGGCTCCCTTCATCGTGCAAATATCGCTATCAACCACGCAGCGACGCAAAAGACAATCACCGGAGCGGCCCCATACAACGTCACAAACAACTCGCGTGCCACGCGACGACGCAGTGTCTCGGGTAGCCGATGCTGTTCAGGGGGCGCATGTCCCATTAGGTCGTCCAGCCCACCGGCGCCGCCAAGCCCTTCAACGGCGACCCGCACCCACAACCCGCCCCGCGATTCACCCACGCCGTGCCGACGCCACGCTCCAAACCGTCCTTTGCCCCATCCAGGTAGACCCGGCACTCCAACCGACCGTTCGCCGGCAACGATCCACGATCAGCCGGCACACTAAACGGCTCCACCAGCTCCAAATCCAACGCCTGCCCGATCCCGGTCTGCGGATTGTGCGCGTAAGCGAGAAGCCGGTGCGACGTGACGAACACCCGGAGCCCCAACAACACCCGGCCGTCCGGCAACACCACCTCCGCCGGATGGACGTCCCGGCGCATCAGTTCAACCGGCATACCGCCGTCTACGGTTTGCTGACGGTCGTCGTGGAGTTGATCGTGACTTCAGCGACCGTGACCTTGATCCACCAGCCCGCCGGGACAGGCACCCTGAACAACCCGCCCGATTCCGCGGCCTGCTTGATTTTGTTCACGACGGTATCCGCGACCGCTTCCGTCGGCCCAATCGCGATCGTCACTTCGCCAGCTTTCGCGGCACCCTGAACCGCGACGAGATACTCCTGATTGACGCCCGAGACGTTCTCGACCGCTTCGCCGGATTTCAGCGCGGGTTTCGCGACCGTCGGGTTCTGGCTCGTGTGCAGCAAACCCAACAGTTCCTCAGCCTTGTCTTGCAGGCTCATCACAGCTCCTTGCTCGGATAACGGGGCAACGGCTCCTCCCGTGCAGCCTACTACCGAATCTGGCGGCCAGTCAGCGCGCGCTGCCGAGGCGACAGCTTCACGCCGACCCTCCCGTTGCGCTGCGCGCTGCTATGACGCGGCACTTCGCCCGTCGGCCTCCTGATCTTCGCGGGTCCCGAATCGCCCAGGTAGAGCTCCGCGAGTGCCTGCGACGCCTGGTCGACCTGATCGTCATGCGTCCCGTTCGGGAACGACGTCGCCTCGCTGATGAACGCTCCGACATCCCACGCGATCTCCGGGAACATGCGCGCGATCTTGTCCGTCGGCAACCACACGTTGCCCGCCCGGATGAACGGCGACACGGCGTCCGCGCGCGCTTCCTTGCCGCCCAACGGCTCCACTTCGAGGATGCCCGGTATCTCGTGCTTCAAGCTATCCACGACCGCGGGACCGTTCGCCTTGCCCTCCACCAGCTTCGCTCGAGCCTGCGGGAACAAGCGCGTCACGTCCCGCATCGCATCCAGCGTGTCGCTGAACGACAGGCGCGCCCACCGCTGGTAGATCAAGAAGCTGTCGGCGCCCTTCTTCGCCCACACGCCACCAGCCACGAAATCGTTGCCCGCCTTGTCCTTGAACGCCATGTCCCACGACTGGATGACCCTGAACGCGCTCGCCAGCCGAAAACTGCCGTCCGGGTGCTGACTCAACAAGGGCTCGTAGTAGCGTTTCCACCAGCCCTTCAGCCACGTATCGCCTTCGTCGGGGGTCGGTTTGCCCTGATACAGCGCAGACCAGTTACGGCGGCTCACACCAGCCTTGACCGTTTCCCATTGCGCCTTCGACCGGCCGCGCGCACTCCGCATGAACTCGCCGGGCTCCCTGCGCAACGGGTCCGTCTCCCCCTTCTCGGGCCGGTGTTCAGCCTGCGCGCTGATCGTGATGCTGCGCCACCGTTCGTAGTTCTCGACACCCGCGTGCTCGTCTTCCTCCTGCTTTGCCAGTACACGCCCGATCAGATCCGACTCGTGCCAGCGCGTAGCGACCATGATGCACGGCGCCCACGGTGCCAGCCTCGGCCGCGCGACCGTTTCCCACCACTCCCATGCCTGCGACGAACGCAACAGCGAATCCGCGGCCTGCATGTCCTTCACGGGATCGTCAATCAGTAGGAAGTCGAGCGGGCGGCCGGTGATCCCGCCACCAATCCCGATCGCGTACACTTCGCCGCCGTGCGGAGCCGCCAGCCGCCACCGGCTGATCGCCCGCTGATTCTTCGCCAAGCGCAGGCCGAGGTCGGGCGCGCCCGTCTCGCCGCCGAACGTTTCGATGTCCATGCGCGCCGCGTAGCTGATGCGTTCCGCGTTCGCCCCGTCATACGACACGACGCCCGAACGCAACCCGGAGAACTGCCTGAGCAGCCAGATCAAGCCACGCCGCCCGATCCGTTCCGTCTTGCCCTCCTGCGGCGGCATCGACACCGTCAGCCGCGTATTGCCGATCGTGGGAACCGCGTGCTCCGCCAGCTCCGTCGCGTCAGCTTCAGCCTTCTGCCGCTTCGCCTCGGGCGCGTTCGCGTTGATAGCGCGCATCGCCTCAGCGAACACACGACGCCGCTCGAACATGACCGTCAGCGCATCGCGTACCTCGCACAGCTCCTTGTCGATCAAGCCGAGCGCCGGCGTCTGCACCGTCAACGGGTCGAGCCGGCACGCCATCGCTCCCGGTGTCGCGTCCTCCCGGCTGATCTTCGCCTGTCGTAACCGGTCACGCTTCGCTTGCAACTCCAACAGGTAGCGCTTCTCGTCCGCTGACGCTTCGACCAGCAGATCAGACGCAGCGACCGCGGGCACCGCGGGCTATCCCCTGAGAGGCGCGTTGCGGGCCGTCTGCGCCCTCATCTGCGCCACCGCCTAGCCCAACGCAGGATCAGCCCGCCGAGCCGGTCAGGGCCAAGCCACGCAGCCCACAAGAACAAGAGCGTGGCGACCCACACCCATCCGAGCAGCAGCCAGAGGATCACGCCGCCACCCGCCGCCGTCGATGATGGAAGCTCGCAGGCCGCATCTCCACACCAGCCAAGATCAGCCGGCGCCGAACCTCCACATGGCTGTAGTGCGCACGCCAGCCGATCTGCCTCAACGAGAACCCCCGCTCGTACAAGCTCGCCATCTCAGCCGTGCTCACGACTCCGTCATCAGGATCGGCTCCCCGTTCGTTGGGCACGGTGCCCAGTGCGTAAACAGAACCTCGCCGTCCCGCTCAACAGGGTGAGTCAGCCGGAAGAACAGCAGATCGTCGTGACCCTCGCCGTCGCAACGCGCGCATCCCCGGATCGAAATGACTACGTCGTAGTACCCCGACCTCACGCCTCTACCTCATTCGTTTCTGCGTAGCTCGCCGGAACACATCGGCACGAGACTCAGCACTGTCCTGTGAATACTTGATTGCTTTGGCCTGAGTCGATCCAGGCATCCAGCATTCTTCGAGCCACTTACCGCGCGACAGATCATGGTCACGCCGTTCGCGATCCATCGCTTGGATGAACTCCTCGTCGAAACTGATCGTGAGATTCCGGCGCATACTTACATAAGCATATCAGCATCACGCCTCTACCTGCTCCCCTTCGACCTGCCCATCGCCCTCCAACTCCCCGATCTCGTGTTCCAGCTCCTTGATGAGCCGCGAGAACTCGTCGTGGGTCGTGACCTCCACAATCCGACGCTGAGGCGCATCTATCCCCAAGTACCGCGAGCGACGATCCATGATCCCGAGCGCCCGGTCGATAGCCAACCGGTTCCCTTTCAACACGTCCGGCCAGATCGCTCGCAGCATCGCGTCCAACCGCTCCAACTCCAACTCCCGTACCTTGTCCGCCGGCTCGCGCTGCGTCTCCCTGAGCGCATCCTGCACGTATTCGAACGCGGTCGTCTGCGCACAATCCATCGCTTCCGCGATCCGCTGGTACGTCATGCCGGCCTTGCGATAGTCCAACGCCTTTACGCGCTTCTCGACCACTGCGGCGCTGGTGGGCATCTTCGGGTTCCTTGCTTCGGGGTGGCTCTACCGAATCTCAGCCTACAGCACGGTCCCGAGTTGGGGTCGTGTGCTGCGAGTGCGGAACCACTCGAAACGATCCAAGCTGGCGCCCGCAAAACCCCCTTGCATCCGGGGCATATGAGGGGCACATGGCCTCCAAAACAGCATTCTCTGGCGCCCGCTAAATATTCAGTTCAAGGAGTCCCGCCACTCGCGGGCGATGATCGACTCGAATGCCTGCTCGACGTTCATGGCTCAGAATATCGTCTGATCCTCGCGGGCGCCTGATCCTCGGCAGGCGTGGCAGCGGTGTGGCTCGTCGGGACAGTTGCCGAGCGGGTCGGCGCCGTCTGTGCAGACGCCCTCGCCGTTGCAGTGGGTACACGGCCAGTTGTCGTCCTGCTCGTAGTCGTCCCACTCTTCCTCGATCGGCAGTCCGGCGCGGCGCTCGTCGCTCATGCTGCTCGCTCCAGGCGCGGCCCGCCGTCGACCAGCGCGTAGCCAGCCTCGATCGCGTCCTGCTTCGGGAAGCGGCCGTGCCACTCACCGACGCCGGGGATCGCACTCGGAGCACAACGCTCGGCCTTCCAGTTATCCGGCGCAGGTGGAAACGCGCGAGCGCGGTGTTCTCGACGCAGCCGCAGCCCTCGCAACGGTAGAGCCCCCATCAGCTCTGCCTCAAAGCTGCGCGCAGCGCCGCGTCAGCGTCACACCGGTGCGTCTCCCGCATCTCAAAATCCTCCTTCGGCCAGGTGTACCCGTCGTCGCCGGTCCACCGGCAGTACAGCGTCTTGGCCGCGTCGTCGGTCGCCTGCTCCTGGTCGAGGTTCACGAGCACGTCAGCGAGACGGCAGCGCAGCAGGCCCGCCATGATCGCCGCGAGTTCACGCCGCAGTCTCACGCCGCTCCTGACTCGTCAAGTGCCAGCCGCCGCACGTCTCGCAGAGATAGGCGCGGCGAGGAACGTACCGGGCGGCGCCGTGGACGATGATCTGCGCCAGCATCTTCTCCGCCGTCTCCAACGACCTGTAGCGGAGCTTCCCGTTCTTCGGGCAGCGCGCGTGGCCCGCCCACGGACGCGGCTTCTTAGGCATCAACGCCCACGAGCGTGATGCTGCCGAGGCTCACTGGTCGGCCCCCGCGGTCAGACGCTTGACGCGCTCTACCTGACCGTCAGCGGCCCGGTCGATCCAGAAGTCGAACCCGTGCTCCTGGTCGAGTGGGCAACCGCCACAGGAAACCTCGTGAGCCAGGTTGACGTAGCACAGCGGACAATGCGGCCACGTCCGATCCTCGTACTGCTTGCCGTAGCCCACCACGGGATCGTCGGTCGCGCCCATCAGGTAGAGCGGGTCGCCGCCGGCCTTGCCGATCAGGTCCATGCAGTTGCCGACGATCGCCCAATGCGACGCCATCAACGGGTCGTAGTTCGCCAGCGTGTCCTCGCCCTGTAGCTCCGCCGCCATGTTCCTCGCCGCCTCCACACCCGACTTAGCGATCAGGTGACTCAGGCCACGCTTCTCGATGGCGTCTTTCAACAGGTTCCAGTGCCGGTCGCAGACACGCATCCCCCCGTGCTCGGTCATAGCCAGCCCTGCTCATCGAGCGTCGCCAGCGCAGTCACCTTGTCGGGCCATCCGAGCAGCGGATCTTCGACCATCGCCTCGGCGACGTCGTCAAAGAACTCGGCGGGCAGCTCGTAGCCCTGCTTGCCGGTCTCCGCGTCAACCTCGAATCCCTGCTCGTTCCCCACGATCTCGCGGGCGAAGAACTCTGCGACGGTGGCCTTCATGCGCTCAGGCCGCTCAGTGCGTCCGCTGTCTTGTGCAGGATCGACTTCAACTCGTCGCCGTACCCGAACCTCTCCTGCATGACCTCGATCGAGCGGTGCAGGTCGCCGCCGTCCTCGTGACGTTCCCCAGCAGCCTTCCAGTCGCAGACCATCTCGATGAGATCAAGGATCGACATCGACCGGATCCGGCTGCGCCGCCACTCAGCGAGCAGCGTGCCCTCGAAGGTTAGGCCGCGATGCGATGAGCGCTTACCACTGATGCACGCCCGGATGTTGCTCGCGCTGGCCGTCTCATGCCCGTGCGCTCGAAGCGCCGCCGCCATCTTGTTCGCGCCCATCGTCGTCAGGTCCAGCTCGGGACAGTAGACGACGTACTTCGGTTCCTGTTCGTTTAGACCGGTGTCGTAGGCGTGCTGCACATCCTCGCTGCTCGTAGCCCACGAGAGGTTTCCAATGGCGTTGTGCTTTGGATCGCCGTCAAGGTGATTGACGATGGGCTTGCCGTCAGGGTTCGGAATAAACGCTTCTGCCACCAAGCGATGAACCTGGAAGCTCTCTCCGATCCCCTCGCGGTAGAGGATGATCCGCAGCCGCCCATCTGCGCCAACCTGCGCCGTCCGAATGCGCTCTTGGACCTTGTACTCACCGTTGCCGCGCGAGACGGTCCTTGCGACGCTCCGAACATCGCCGTGGTTGCTCACGTCGTAAAGACCCTCGTAGTCCGCCACCGGCTGCCACTCAAGCGGGGGTCGCTCTCCGTGCTCAGGATGATGACTGTTCGCCTGATAGTGATGCTCGAGCGCGGCGCCGAGCGCGGCGCGCGCATCTTCGTACTCGGGCGTGCCGACCGTCGTCTCCGCCAAGCCCGGAGTCATCCGGTCGAACGCCTCCAACTCCGGTGGCGCCAGCTTCGAGTGGTCGTGGCGCTGACCGCGTCGCAACAGGTCGAGCACGCACCTATGGAGCCACGCTCGCACCGTCTCGATGTGCTGCCAGGTGTCCGGCCGGGAGTCGGCCACACACAGATCGTACTCCGCGGTCCTCACGGGATGACCTCCAACTCGACACGCCACACCTCAATGTCGGGGTCGTACTTACCGTTGATGCCAGCGAACGCCTCGCGGAACGCGGCCTCGTCAGCGAAACCCTCGCGCAGCGTCTCGACAGTGTTCAGGTAGCCAAGGCGTTGACGCTCGCAGGAGACGACGCGCGCACGCCCGATGCTCGGCTTGCCACGCCCAGGCTGAACCGCGAACTCCTTGCCCTCAACGTAGATGCACTGCTCGCGCCACCACGGAGACTGCGGGTTGTCCGAGCACAGCCGGCGCGTGACCGACTTCTCTCCGGCCATCACCTTCGCTGCGAGCGCGGGCCGGAAGATCATGCTGCGACCTCGTCATCATCGACAGCTAGATCAAAGACGCGCTCGCCCAGGAGCTCGGCGTGATCGAACGCCCACCGGAACCAAAGCGTGCTCTCACAGTCCCAGGTGTAGAGATCGAACGGGTCTGACAATCGCGTGTCCCATTGACCCATTTCGGTCAAGCGCACACCGTCGTAGTCGCACGCTATCGCCTCCCAGTCGGGGTACGCTATCGCACCATAAGATCGTTGCTCGCTGTTGGGATAACGGCCAACGAGGTTGTGCAGATCGGCGTAGCAACAGATCGTGAAAATGCGCGCGTCGGGCCTCGGATCGAGTAGCC